GCGTTCGTGGCTTGCGGGAACGGGCTCTGGTTGACTGGTGGTACTGCGGCTCCTGCGATTAAAAAGGCCCTCAGGGGTGAATTTTCCGAAGGAAAAGAGGGGCCTTCCCCTTAATTTCTTCCGATAATCAATAAAATAAAACATAAGGACTCATGGTGCAGCCGGGAACCTCAGGAATGGGACGAACTCCGGTTCCGCGTACGTGAATTGCAGGAACGGGCTCTGGAATGACAGGTGGAACTACGGCTCCTGATATTATTTATATCAAAACCAGTATTATATGCATCATGTTTCGCACCTGAAAAGGGTGTAGCCGAAAGGCTCTTTACGCATAAGCGTTAAAATGAGTAAGAAAGGCCAGCCGAAAGCCGGAGACGGTAAGTAGGGAATGCAGTGTATGAGACTACATTCGGGGCTAGTAGAAAAACCGAAAACCCTCTTTAAAATAATCGAATGAAAAGATATTGTAAGGCCATTGATATAACAGACCGCGGATTAATCAGCACAGCGGTATATAAATGTCTGAAAAAGAAATACAAAAGGAATGATGTACTGAGACTGCTCAGCACATACACCATTTTGGACGTCAACCAGATTTACTGCATATTCAAAAGGTACGGAAAGAATGCCATACGTTTTCTGGTAGAAGCGGTGATTGATGATATCCGAAATGAGATCATAAACTGGGACATCAAATTTCCTCCGGTATGGTACCGGGAAAAAGCAGATCCATCAAGCGGGAAAATTCGAAGAGTCGGCATTCAGAACATCAAGCATCAATTATATGACTATATAGCAGTCGAAGCGTTACAACCGATTCTGAAACGAATTGGAGAGCATCAATATGCATCTATCAAAGGACGTGGAACCTTAAGAGGTGCAAGAGATACCAGAAGATGGTTAAGAAACCGTAAACTTACATATGTAGCCCAGTCGGATGTAAAGAAATGCTATGAAAGTGTAGACAGAGAAAAACTTATGCAGTTCCTGGAACATTATGTTAAAAATGATCTTCTGCTTAAACTGATAAGAAAGCTGATTTACAGTTTTGAGAGAGGATTAAGCATAGGCTCCTATTTGAGCCAGTTTCTCTGCAATCTATATATGAGTATCCTATATCACGATATTGCAGAGAACATGTACCGGATCAGAAAGCATCGAAACGGGTTCAAAGAAAGAATCAATCTTGTAAGAAAGCAAACTTTTTACATGGACGACATCCTGATTGCTGGTACAAACAAGAAAGATATCGTAAAAGCCATGAAACTGATTATCAGGAAAGCAAAAGAAATGGGATTAAGAATTAAAAATACTTTCCGAATCTACAAAATTTCTGGAACATTCGTAGACATGATGGGATATCGGATATATCCATATAAAATGACAATTCGGAGGAGAAATTTCCGAAGAATCAGAAAGGCTTACACCAAAGCCAGGAAATTATATAAGACACATAAACCCATCCCGTTTAAACTGGCGAAGAGATGTAGCAGCTTTTATGGATTCTTAAAGAATACAAATAGCAAACACATCCAAAAGAAATGGGATACAAAGAAAATCATAAAGATATGTAAAGGAGTGATAAAACGTGAAGAAAGCAAGATTTACACAGAAACAGCCATTGCTTAAAACATTTGATTCCGGAGATAGCGTGTACGTGTTCATCTGCGCAAATGAAAAAGAAGTCACAGAAGAAACACAGCAGGCAGGACCAGAAGAAGCACAGACATATTCAGAGACCGTCTATGAGTACGACTACAATGAATTTGTAACCTCTGCTGACCAGTTGGAAGATATCCAGAACAATCCGGAAAACTATTTGACCTACGAACCGGAGAAGAGCGTAGAACAGCAGTTAAAGGAACAGAAAGAACAGTTAGAGACTCAGAAGTTACTTATTCAGTATGTAGCAGAAATGGGAGACATTTACATCCCGGAATAGGAGGAATATGTACGATTTACTTGTAAAAATGAAAAAGAAATTTCCGTATTCAGCCTGGCTGAAAATGGTAGACCAGGCAAAAGAAAAGAATCGGATCACAGAAGAAGAATACAAGAAACTTACAGAGGAAGAAAAATGAGCATTTTAACAGGCGTATTAACATACCTTGCAGGAGGAATCACAGGAATCTTGCTTACGTGCATCCTCCAGGCAAGCAGAGGGGACGACGATAAATGACAAAACTTCAGATCATCTCAAAACTCTGGTCCATCATCTTTGATCTGATTCTGATCATAAAAGGAGAATCAGGTAAAACTCTCGAACAGATAGAGAAAGACGTAGACCTGGCAGAATACCACTGCCGGAAATATGCAGATGTCGACGATGATGAATTGCCGGAAAATATCCGAGCAGAGCCGCTGAAAAATGCGCTGCCATTTTAAAGAAAACGCATGAATATACATTCTAAAAAACCGAATAAAAGTACCCTTTTCACATGGGAAGTGTTATAATATACATAACACAAAAAGTGAGCTGAACTCCCGACCACCAATCAAAAAGTTCAGCTCCAGCACCACAAAGGGTACGGGTATATTATAGCACGATACCTTCCCTTTGTGAACCCAAAAGGAGGGTATTTTTATGCGTGAAAAATTCGTGAATGGATTTATGACCAAACTGTATGGAGAAATTCCAGAGGAGTATCTTGAAACAATCAGAGACAAATTATCTTTGTATGTAAACGATTTTGACATTACGCAGAGAGAAACAGGTGTTGTAAAGTACACCGGTTATCTGCCAGACTTTTATAAAACTTACATCGTAAGTAGAAAAATCGAAGGTTTAAGTCAAAATACCTTGGAAAATTATAATCTGTGTCTGAATGATTTTTTCTTCAGTGTAAACAAAAAAGTAGAAGACATCACAGCGAATGATATTCGAGTTTACTTGTATACGACGCAGGAGAACAGAAGCATAAGTAATCGAACGCTGGACGGCCGTAGGGCTGCCATTCATGCATTCTTCGAATGGGCTACAGGAGAAGGATACGTGGATAAGAATCCATGCCGGTCAATTAAGAATATCAAATACGAGCGTGTACAGAAGAAACCTCTTACAGATATGGAACTGGAAAGAATCAGGCAAGCATGTGAAACCGTACGTGAAAGAGCACTAGTTGAATTTCTGTACAGTACCGGAGCTAGGATTACAGAAGTATGTGGCGTAAAGAAAGCAGATATAGACTTTTATAAAGGTGAAGTGGTTGTTTTGGGGAAAGGTAATAAGCATAGAACAACGTACCTAAACGCTCGTTGTAAATTACTTTTAAAACAATACTTTGCAATTAGAGATGATGAATCGGAATATCTTTTTGTAAGTGAAAGAAAGCCACATAAAGTACTCAAGAAAGAAGCAATAGAAAGAATTGTACGAATAATCGGTGAGCGGTCAGAACTGGACAGGCCTCTGACACCGCATCTATTTAGACATACTCTTGCGACTCTTATGCTTCAAAGAGGTACGCCGATTACTGAGGTGCAGAAGATTCTTGGACATGTCAACATTAACACGACAATGATCTACGCAAAAGTATCTGATGAAGATGTAAAAGTTTCTCATATGAAATATGCAATATAAGATTAAAATAAAAAGACTCTTTTTGAAGGGAGAAATTGCTATGAGAGGATTGAAACGTCAAAAACAGACAGTGTATTGGTCCAGAGTGACAGAAGAACTTGACGGAATAGACACAATCAAGAAATATCAGAATCCAGAATTACATTGCCTGTCCGTGTCAGCAACAGCCGGAACACCGGAAGAATTATCTGCCGGATACGTCCCGGACTACGACAGATACATCACAAATTTTGACCGTAGCTTTAAACCGCAGATTGCAGATGTGTTCTGGATAGACTGCAAACCGGAATTGAATGAATCTGGAGAACTTATTCTGAATGAATCTGGAGCACCTACAGTACCGCCAGATTACCGTCTGAAAAAGATTCTCGATACCCAGAAAGGAAATGTGGCACGATATGGCATCAAGTATATAGGAGATGGTTCAGATGGCGAATAAGACTATCAAAATGGAATTGTCGCATAAATCTATACAGGACACAATAAAACAGCTCAGAGCGTATCAGAAGTCACTTGTAAGTAAGAATGAGGAATTTGTCCGCAGGCTAGCAGAACTTGGAATCCCGGTCATAGATGAAAACATAGCATTGGCACAAGGTGATTCTGACAAAAACCATAACACCTATATCAGAATCAATAACTTTGGTGGCTATTCTCAGGCGACGCTTGTATGCGAAGGCTCTGACCTTTTATTCATTGAGTTCGGGTCGGGCATTCACTACAACACTACTGTAGGAACCAGCCCACATCCGAAAGGACAAGAATTTGGATATACAATCGGTTCTTACGGTCAGGGTAAAGGAAAAAACGATTCTTGGACATACACGTCTGAAACTGGCGAATGGGTACGGTCATATGGTACCGAAGCCACTATGCCGGTATATAAGGCAAGCGTAGAAATCATGCAGAGTATTAGAAAAATTGCAAAAGAAGTGTTTGCATCATGAAAGTTAATACCTGATAATACTGAATAATACCTCTGTCTTTGATATACTATAACATATAAAAGCATCTACCTGAGCGGTGGGTGCTTTTTCTTATAACGAGGTGATTCTATGCCAGACACGATCAATAACCCAGTATCAGAAGTATTTTCTAGGTGGAGTAAAGATATTCAACCAACAGTCGGCAAAGGTAATTTCTCCATGGAAAAAAGCCAGACAATAGCGACAGACAAAAAGAAATATGCCCGGTTGTTTTTGATGGGAAATCCAACACAATCATCTAGCCTTGATGGAAGTGAATGCGCGACTGTGCTTTCGTTTCAAACTGAGAGCTACGCATCAGGTGTAAAAGCCTTGTCAACAGCGTACGAAATCGACAGTAAGAGTCATGAAGCCATGATTTCTATGGGATTCCGAAGAACATACGGGCCAGAAGAAGTTGCAAACTCCGAAAAGAGTTTCAAACGAATCATAAGCCGGTACAGCAGAATTTACACCGGGCAATTATTGGAAGCGTAACAGCTTCTATTTTTTATACCAAAAAGAAAGGAGAGTGTCCTATGAGTAAAGATAAATTACAATGGCTGAAAGCTGCGGGAATCAGAGCTGTTAAGACAATTGCTCAGACAGCAGTTGCAACAATCGGAACCGCGACAGTCCTTGGAAGCGTTGACTGGAAGATGGTCGTATCCGCGTCCGTTCTTTCCGGCGTTTTATCCTTGCTTACATCTGTAGCAGGGCTTCCAGAACTGAAAACAGGCACAGATGAATAGAAAGGACGGTGATCCTTTTATCTCCCGGATGCAGGGTTACGCATCAGAGCCGTGTGGCTCTTTTTTATTGTGATTTTATAGCTGAAAAAGCAGAAAGGAGCCGAATATGGCAGATAAAGGAAATATAGCAGGCGTAAGTACCGTTGGTTCGCTTACCGGATATGCAGTCGAAACAACAGCAGGTACTAAACCGACAGCTTTTAAACTTCTTCACAGAATCAATGCTTCTGATGAAATTAAAATTGATGTAGAAACAATCGACGCTTCCGCGCTTGAAGACGAAGTTGAAAGAACTATTGCAGGACGTGGTTCTACAGGTGGCACATTCAACGTAACTGTGAACGTAACTGATGAAACTATCGCTGAATGGGAAGCATTAATCAGCGAATACAAAGCAGGAAAAACAGAGGGGAAATCTATGTGGTATGAAGAATACTTCCCGTCTCTTAAGAAAGCGTTCTTCACCAAAATCGAGCCACCGACAATCATTCCTAAACCGGCAAGAGATCAGAACGGTCTGTTAACCGTTGAAATGTCTCTTACTATCAATGAGTACGTCGGACCGGGCGACGCAATAGTTCCAACTGACAGCGGCATTTAAACATATTTGGGAGGACAAATAATATGTATAAAGTTTTAAAAATCGGCGGCAAAGACTACAAACTTGAATATGGGATTGAAGCATCACTGTTTGATGATTGCGTGAAATCTGTGATGAATATGTTAGTTTCCGCAAGCGGCGGAACGGACAAAAGTCTCAGGGAGATGGTTTCTGGAATGAGTAGCATCCCGAATACTGCACTCAATGCGTTTTATGCCGGATTACTTCAATATCATGGCAATCATCCTGATGGTGATGGTACTGTCCCGGATTTAGATACTGCCAAAAAACTTGCAGCGCAGTATATGTCTGAGCATAAAGATGATGAGCAGGGCAACTTCTACGGTATCTTTTCTATGTGCATCGAACAAATGGAGGAAGACGGTTTTTTCAAGTTAACAGGTCTGGAAACGTTCATGGACAACTTGAATGCGGCGATGGACTCTGTGAAAGCGAAGAAAACACCGAAGAAGCCGACAGATCATTTGAAAAAAGCTACAGCGAAATAATCTGGGATGAATTATATCCAATGGCTGTGCGCATTGGAATGTCAAAAAAAGAATTTCTCAGGAGCACTCTTAAGGACTTGAGAATCCGTATAGAACAATACGGAATCTCAAAAAATGAAGAAATTCAGTCGCAGTTAATAAACATGGACTATCAGGCATGGCTGACCGGATTGTATGTCAAGACGAGTATTTCGTGCGCATTATTTCCGAGAAAGGTTAGTTATCCGAGCAAACCAATTACGCAGGAAAAACAAAATAATTGGGTCAAACACAATCCAAATACGCCAAAGAAATCAGAAGCAGAACTAAGACAAGAAGAACGTTACTACGAACTTCTTATCAGGCAGGCAAATGCAAATATATCTGAAATAGGCAATAAAGAGGGCAAGCAGGATGAATAGTAGTCTTGCTTGCCCTTTATTTTTTTGAAATAAAGGAGGTGCTTATATGCCCGACAACACAATAGATAGCCTTGCGATAGAGGTCAGCAGTAACGTATCAAATGCAAGTAAATCCATTGATGATTTATGTGACAAACTAAATCGCCTGAGCAGTCGCATGTCTGAGAGTATCAAGTATCTCAGGAATTTTTCATCTTCCGTAGGTACGGTCAATTCTGCTGTTCAATCGCTTAACAGCATAGATTTATCAGTAGTAAACAGCCAATTGCGGCAGTTCACGCAATCCATAAACACACTTGGCAGTTTAAATTTGAAAGACAGCGGATTGAATTCATTTGTAAATGCCGTTCGCAGATTAAATGAAACATTAAATTCCACAGGTGATGTTTCTGGAAAAATCCAAAACATGATTTCCGAACTGTCTACACTCAGTAACATTCCAGATGTATCAAACAATGTGAACCGGTTCGTTTCCTCACTGGCAAGATTGGCGAATGCTGGCGGTTCCATTGACGCAGTTGTATCTAAACTTCCGAACCTTGGCGAAGAGCTTATAAAAATCATAGTTTCGTTCTCTGGAATAGGTAATATCTCTCAACCAATTAATACATTTGTTCAGTCAATTTCACAGTTGGCAAATGCAGGAGATAAAACCGGAAAGACTGCAACTCAGCTTAATGATTTGGCTAATAGCTTAAAATTATTCTTTCAGACAATGAGTACTGCTCCAAGAATTAGTAGCAGCACAATTCAAATGACACAGGCTATTGCTCAATTGGCAAACTCCGGGGCAAATGCTGGTAGGGCGGCAAGGTCTACTGCGAGTGCTTTTTCCAGACTGGGACAGGGTGCGGCTGCTTCGACGGGAAAAGTTAGAAGACTCGGTAATGCCGTTGGAAATGTAGGAAGTAAAGCTAAAAAAAGCTTACCTAGCATTATGTCCTTGGTTGCGAAGTTCTGGACGTTGAAATTTGTTGTTGGAAAATTCGGTAGCGCAATTGAAAGTTCCATGAACTTCCTCGAAGATTATAACTACTTTCAAGCGGCGTTCCGTCAGGTAGCAGATAAAGCAGGAAAAACTTGGTCGGAAGCAGGGCATGACTCCGCAGAAGCATACGCAGATTCGTTCAGCCAGAGAGCCAGAGAACTTACATCTAAAATGTCTGGATTTGATGTTTCTGACAATGCGATTCTGACCGCAAATAAAACCGGTAAGTCACTTGGTATGGACCCGTCCATGCTTTTAAATTATCAAGGCCAGTTTGCACAGTTATCATCATCTATGGGAACGACTTCTGAACAGGCTTTAAAGCTGTCGAATGCGTTAACTATGATCGGCGCAGACCTTGCATCTGTTAAAAATCTTGATTTTAAAACAGTTTACGAAAACTTATCCTCTGGATTAGTAGGAATGAGCCGTGCTGTAGATAAATATGGCGCGAATATTCGTGTAGCAAACTTACAGCAATACGCTTCGAATCTCGGACTGCAAACAGCTGTATCAAAGATGGACCAGGCAAGCAAAGCAATGCTGAGGACAATAGTGATACTGGATTCTACACGGTACGCATGGGCGGATATGGCAAATACGATAAATATGCCAGCCAACCAGTTACGTATACTTCGTGCAAATTTAGTATCCTGTGCTAGAGCATTAGGGAACATCTTTATGCCAGTCGTTGCAGCAATATTGCCGTACATTAATGGCCTTGTAATTGCATTCCAGAGACTCCTGACATACATTGGTTCACTTCTTGGAGTTGATACCAAAATTGGAAATATGTTCGGTTCTATCGGTAGCGGAAGTGAAAATCTCTCAAACGCACTTGATACTATAGACGATTCTAGTCTTTCAGATGTTGATGATACTACAAAAGATACCAGTGATAATCTGAAAAATGCGACTAAAAACGCAAAGAAACTCAAACAGTTCCTTGCATCCTATGATGAATTAGAGGTTATGAGCAAAGACGACAGTTCTCTGTCAAACCTTGCAAATTCTAAGATTAAAACGCCTGCTCTTGACACATCTGCCCTTGACGCAGGAATGCTCAATGATGCGTTGGATAAGCTTCTGAATGAATACCAGAAGAAATGGGATGCCGCCTACAACTCAATGGAAAATAAGGCCATGGCGTTCGCGAATAAGGTTACAGACACATTTAAGAAACTTGCAAAAGCCGCAGAGCCTACTACAAAAGCTTTGAAAAATCTCTGGAATAACGGATTGAAACAGCTCAGAGAATTCACATGGACAGCATTAAAAGATTTCTGGGAACATTTTCTAAAACCACTTGGGAAATGGACATTAGGAGAAAAAGGATTACCACGATTAATCAATGCTTTTAACGATTTTCTTGTAAAAATTAACTGGGATAAAATCAATGCTTCCCTTGTGCAATTATGGGATGTATTAGAGCCATTCGCTGAGAATGTCGGAACAGGATTACTTGATTTCTTTGACGATTTCTTTGACAAGGCGGCAGACGGAGTAAACAAACTCCCTGATCTGATTGACAAGTTTAAAGAGTTTATCGCGTCATTCTCGCCAAAGCAAGCACAATCTATCGGTTATTTCCTCGGACAGCTTCTTACTGCTTTTATGGCATTCAAAGGGCTTACATGGTTCGGGGGTATTTTCGGTAAAGATGGAATAATTGGCAAAGGCATTACCATGTTAGCGGCACATCCATATGCTTCGATAGCGGCTGGGCTGGGACTTACCGTCGCCGCGCTTGATAAGTTCGGAGTGATTGATGTTGATTGGGATGGATTATGGACAAGAATCGGAAATCTTAAAGACGTAATTGTGAATTTTATCAAAAATATTGACTGGGATTCATTGGTAAAAACAATCGGTGATGTATGGGATGTATTTCAGCCATTTGCCGAGGGATTCGCAGATGGATTTATCAGCTTTTTCGATATAATGCTGAACGATATCGGTGCTCCACTGATTAACACATTAGTAAGCGTCTTAGATGCTTTCGCAAAAGTCCTAGGAAAGCTTGATGATAAACAGATAGAAGCTCTGGGGAATGCTCTCGCACAGTTTTTTATCATAAAAGGAAGCGTTAAGTTTGCTCGAAATATATACAATGTAGTTAGTTCTATCAGCGCACTTAGAACAATCTTTGGTGGATTAGGAACGGTTCTTTCTACAGCTAGTGGTGCGTTACAGACATTCTTTGGCTCTGGACTCGGCTCTACACTTGCGGCAGGATTCGCAGATGGTATGGTTATCTTAGGAACCGCAATGGCGGGATTCAATCTTGGAAAATGGATAAGTGTTAATCTGTTCGGCGGCGAAGATAAAACCTTCTGGGAATTTTTGGAAGATAATGTATTTGGATATCAAAAAGGAGATTTTACCGGCGCTCTGGACGAGTTTTTTAAAGATATTTTCCATGTTGGAGACAATCTTACAGAAGGCGACTTAAAGGTATTTCAGGAATATGAAGATGCCATTCTTAGTCTGGTTCACGCAAGCCAGATTTCAGGCGAACAAGCATATCCTTTATTAACATTCCTTTCTGAATTAAAAGACAATGGATATAGCACAGAACAGGCATTGCATGAACTTGAACTTAAACTCAATAATCTAGGGGTTTCATCAGAAGATTTTGAGAATGCGATAGCAGGAGTAAATAAACCGGTCAAAGACCTTGGAGACACAGCAGAAACATCCTCTAATCAGTTCTCAAACATGGCTGATCGGATTAACAATGTTTCGTTTGAAGATATCTCAGAGCAACTTACAGGATTCCAGACGCTTATCCAGACCGTAGACTTTGCTACTTTGGTAACTGATACGGCAAATGCAATTGATGAAATGGGTGGCATCTGGGAAAACGGAAAACAGATTCTCGGCGAAAAAGCATTGCAGATTTATCAAGAAATTGCAAAGGGATTAGAGCCAGACGACAACGGTTACTATACTTTAGCAAACGGACAGATGGTACAGTTCGGAAAAGGTATTTCTGACTATGAAGGCACTCTGCAAAGCACAATGGATTCAACTCTGCAAGGAGCAATCAATGGCGTTCTGGATAACAATTCTGGCTTTGAATTAGTTACAGAACTCGGAAAGAATCAGATTCTTGCCGTAGGTAGCGGAATTGAGCAGAACGGCAGTAAAGTCACTGAAAAACTCAACTCAACAATCCAATCATCTGCAAAAGGTGCACAAGAAACTGCGAAATCAAGCGGCAAAACCCTTGGAAGCAACATTGCGGAAGGATTACAGTCTGGAATTGACGGAAAGAAAGATTCCACAAAGACTTCGATTCTTGATTTAATGAACAACAGTGTAAAAGCCCCCGCGCAGGAAGCAGTAGACTCCCACTCTCCGTCCAGATGGTTCAAGCAGCTTGCAGAATACTGCGGTCAAGGATTCCAAAACGGATTAGAGCCGGGCTTTTCCTCGTCATTTACATGGTTTGGAAGAATCCGAACCAGAATCAGCAGTTCTATTGGAAACCTGTATAATGTCGGCTGGAACTCTATTATCGGTTTGAATAACGGAATCGTAGGCGCAGCACAACAGCTTTATGCAAACGTGCAAAAAATCGCTCAAAATATATCAAATACGTTCCGCAGAGTCCTTAAGATTCACAGTCCATCACAGGTGATGATGGAACTCGGTGGATTCACAGTTGAGGGATTCCAAATTGGTATGCAAAATATGCTTCCAAAAGTCGAATCAACTATCAATGACATAAGCGCAGAAGTGCAAAAGATTAACACGCCATCCGCAGACATTATCACAAAGAGTACATCCTATCAGGAAGTAAAAAGCAGAATGTCTGTTGATACAGATGATTTTGTTGACGACATTCGGAAAGAAGTCATGGCAATCAGCAGTAACACGTTTGACAATAACCAGATGATCGGGCAGGCGGTCAAAAACGCTCTGAACGGCATGGCAATCTATGCAGACGGACATCTGATTGGATATCTGAAAGAAGAAAATCAGCAGTTCAGAAATCGTAATGGCTACGGAATATTTGAAGGGTAGGTGATAGAATGAGTGACTTTATTGCAGGAAGTAGTTTCCAAGGTTGGTTATTAAAGTTCGGGGGAAGCGTTCTCCCGAACAAATTCTTAGCCTATAATGATTACTCCGCAACTCCGAATCAGCGAACAGAGATAGAAGCGTACAGAGACTTGAATAACCTCTTGCACAGAGATACCAGCCCGAATTTTAAGACCAAAATAGACTTCAACACGCGACCGATGTGGTTACCTGACAAAATAAAGATGCAGTCTGTTTTCAAATCAGGCTTAGTCAATAAGGCACAGCGGAAGTACAAGGTCACATACTGGGACGACGAGGAAAACACCTACAAAACAGGTGTTTTTTATATGCCTGATATTGAGTATAAACCTATCAGAGTTGTAGGAAATAACATTTTGTATAACAAGATCAGAATAGCGCTGATCGAATACTAACAACCAGAGTGCATGGGTATCACAGCTCATGTGCTCTTTTATTTTATAGACGGGAGGATGATTATGGCAGACACAGTATCTTTTGACAGTTTATTGAATACAACGACCGGGATGACTGCTATTGTTAACAACAAGAAGCACGACGATGATGTAGTTAGTGTCACGGGCGTTGACTGGTTTACCTATGCAGGAAAGACTGCCAGTACTATATATGTTTCTGGTAACAATTTTATCGGATTCGGGCAAAACGCCGAACAACTCAAAATCTGGCGCAGGGATGGCGCGGTTTATTATATTTACCGACAGGAAGGAACGCTTACGTCGGGAAAAAGATTCCTCAAAATCAGAGTAGAAGGATATGTGTATTATTCAAGCACATCTTCATCATATGCGCTGAAATACGAAGTATTCTTGATAGAAGGGCAGACATTATTTATCAATGTTGTCCAGAGACCTACAAGCAGTTCATACACTGGCACATCATCAATCACTGACGGTAAAACCACAACAAACCTAACTCTTTCCGTATCTTCTACGGTTCCGGTTTCGATTCTGGTAAAGAACGCAGGTGTATCACAGAAAGTCAGCTATGAGAAGTTTGTTGACAAATATGTTACTGGAATTACTGTGTCAAAAATGCCAGATAAGACCACATACTATCAGGGCGAATTATTTGACGCCACGGGTCTTGTGGTGTCTCAAACATACACTGACGGCACATCAGGAACAATAACAACTGGATTTGAAGTATCTGGATTCGACAGCAGTTCCGCAGGAACAAAAGTTATAACCGTTACTGCATTTGGCAAGACCACAACATTTGAGATTTCCGTCTCAGAAGTTTCTATTACCGCCATATCAGTAACGACTATGCCAAGCAAGGTAAATTATCACATAGGAAAAGAATTTGATTCTACAGGCATTGTGGTTACTGCGACGGCAAGTGATGGAAATACTATAGATGTCACAAAAGATTGTACATATTCTGGTTTTGATAGTAGTTCTCCAAAGCAATGTGAAATTACAGTTCATTACGGAAATTTCACTTGTACATTTGAAGTTACTATTATGCAACCAGAAAGAATCTCGGACATATTTTGTCAAGGCAAATATTATTTTGTCGGTGATGCATTAGATCTTAAGGTATCTTATATAACTGTAGAATACTCAGACGGCTCAGAGGAAGTGACAAGCGGATACACAATTGAAAATAAGGCGCTTTTGGAAGCCGGTGTAATTCCTATTAATGTAGAATATTTTGGCGTGGCAATTACGTCAAATGTCACAGTATACAGTTCTCTTTTGATACATATCGGTTCTCCGAATTACGAAGATGTGACAGCCGAATTCGACATTGATGCAAATACTTTAACCATATCTGGAACTGGAAAATTCACATATAGTTTATCTGATAGTTTAGAGAAATCCGACATTTCTATTCCTGACAGCTTATATAAAAGATGCACAAAAATGGTTTTTGGAGACGGAATCACTGGCATTAGGAGCGGATTTAGTTCCTCATTCAAAAAATTGGAAAGCATTGTTTTTTCAAACACGATCGCAGAAATCGAACGTGGAAATTTTTCAATTTTTTTAGGAACTAAACTTGAATTTCCATCATCGCTTAAAACGATTCTAGGAGGTGTGTTTCGCTCTTGTCCTAATCTAACAGAACTACTTTTTCATGATGGTTTACAAACAATTGAGGGCGGCACATTCGATGAGTGTCCAAAATTAAAAAACATTGTTTTTCCAACGTCGTTGACTTCGTTATCATCCGGTGCTTTTTCAGGGGCGACAATAGATAATGTTGAAATCGGAAATGCAGATTCCATATTCAATTCATCCGGTATTTTTATTCCAAATTGCAAGAATTTGATAATTCGCGGCGGAACCATTGACGGAACAAATGGAACGAAATTGCTTTCTGCGCTCGAAAATCTTACGCTAAAAAGCACGGTTAAATTTACCGGAACATCACATTTTACACCATGTTCTAGTACTTTAAAAACAGTTACCATTGAAGACGGAATAACAGTAATACCAACATCGTGTTTTGCGAACTGTGGGAAAATCACGGAAATTACTATTCCTGCAAGTGTTATAAACATTGGAGATAATGCGTTTTACAATACTTCACTTAAAAATCTGGTAATTCCTGACGGCGTTCAAACTATTGGCATTCAGGCGTTTCGCGGAACACAACTTACAAACGTGTCTATTCCTGCAAGCGTTACGGTCATTTGGGAAAATGCTTTTAACACGCCTGTTACAACAAATATCACACTGAACAAAAAAACAAATGAAATCTCTGGTTCACCGTGGGGAGCATCTGGCACAATCACATGGTTAATTCGGGCAACCAGACTTGAAGTTACTCATATGCCAACCAAAGCCAGATATTTCGTAGGCGAAACTTTTGACAGCGCAGGACTTGTAATTACTGCATACTACAACGATAATACGTCAGAACAAGTAACAGGATATACCTTATCAAGCCCGGATATGTCAGTATACGGAAATAAAACTGTAACGGTTACATTCGATGAAAAGACCGTAGATTTCAATATTCTTGTAGTAGACATTTCTGGAATCGAAGTAAAAACCATGCCTACTAAAGTCGAATATCAAAAAGGAGATGTATTCGACACAACTGGATTGTCAATCCTTGTTAAATACACTGATGGAACATCAGAAACAAAAACAACTGGATTTGAAGTATCTGGATTTGATAGTTCTTCTGTTGGCGAAAAAACAATCACAGTAACCTACAAAACACATACCGATACTTTTAAAGTGACCGTATATGACCTTTCAGGAATCCGAATTACAAGTTTCCCGTCAAAAGTTTACTACAAAATCGGAGAATTATTTGACCCGTCCGGGCTGACTGTCGCAGAAGTAAGACAGGATGGAACCGAGAAAGAAATCACAGATTATGATATTTCTGGCTTCGATAGTTCCACCGCAGGCCCTAAGACTATCACAGTTTCTTATAATGTCACAGTCAACGGAGTTTCCAAATTTGTTGGTTCTGACAGTTTTCAAATCAAAGTCACAAACGACGGGAAAAACCCATTTGATGATAGTTCAAGTGGCGGTTCTGGTGAAGTTGAAGAAGAAAAAACCGAACCAATCAATGTTACAGTACACTGGATTAACGGAGAATTTGCCGACCTTACAAATGAAAATATCGACCAGCATACGATTACTTTACAGGAGTCAATTTGCTCTGAACAGTATTTTATTTTCGGCGGCTGTGTCTGCAATCAGATAACGTTTCAGGCTCACCACGATCAGTTCAATGGCACTTCGGAAGAGTTTTATCCATCTGGAAAAATCGAAGTTTACATTGAAAGAAAAGGAACAAAAATTAAAATCTTTACAGGCGAAATCGACAGCGCAGAGCGGAAAGCAAATTCCCTGACACGTAATTTTATCGCATATGATTATCTGTATAAATTACGAAATACTGACATTGCTCGATGGTATAAAAACCAGACGACTGATAAGAAGAAAAAGCTTACTCAAAAGCAATTCAGGGATAAATTATTTGAGTTTTTAGGGCTTGAACAAGTCAGTACAAAACTGCACTGGGACGATACCTATGTCCCTGATACAAATAACTCAAACGAGATGAACGTAGTCAATATTTTGAAAGATTTATGCTTACAGAATGACCGTTTTGGATGGATGAACAGGGATGGTAAATTTGAGTATTTGAAGCTTCGCCAGAACAGTTATAGGTACGGGCAGACCACCGGTAATCAGAACATTTATAAATACTACAACAACGAAGAAGTACATCTCGATACATTCAAAAGTTTTACCGCAAAAGAGGGTAGAATTTGGTTCCCAAATGTTATATTTTGTGACCCTGACCCGAATAGAGCCTTTGGTTTTACGCAAGGTGACTACACAGCGCAGGAAGCATACAATAACAACGTTTATTACAACAGAAATAGCTTCTTCGTAGGAAATGAAGACTGGCTAAATTACGTTTGGGATGCAGACGAATATGGTGGTATTTCAAGGGCTAAACCAATTATGAAGATTTGCTATGGTGTATTCGTAAATCAAGATTTGCGGAAATTTTATCGTGCTCAGGGATATACTGCCGAGGTTCAGGGAAATCCACTGAATATGGTCGGACAGGCAGTCGAACTCTACTATAAGAAGCAGATTCAGCACGACGATCAGGAACCTACAGAACTGCAATGGTACGTCCATTCATACATTATGAGCAGGACGCTCAAAATCGGCGCTACAGACATGATTGACACCTATTCTGCCAACAATGCGCCGTTCAATAGTAACAGTCAGCAGTTGGGAAAATATACTCCTGAAATATCCGGAACAGTCAATCTTACACGCTCTGAAATGCCGACAATCAGCTATGCAGAGTTTACAGATGGTTCGGATTCTGAATTTTCGCCGGCAACGATTAATGATTTTACGGACGGTTCCGGTGGTTCTGGTAGCAATTCTGAGCAATTGAAAAAGGCACAATTAAGGTGTATAAAGCGAATAAAAAAAGCTGATTATGACGCTCTTGTAGCCGCAGGAACTGACCGGGCAGATACATTGTATTTCACATTCGAGGAGAAATGATAGGATGATATATAAGGCATTTTTGAACAGACAGGAAATCACTGGGTTTCCTGTCAAAGGCAAGGACGTAACGAAGATTTATGGTGGCGATATTTTACTGTGGGAAAAATCTGGAATACCTCCAATGAAAGAAATTTGTGCTGTAAGAACAGTGTGGACACACGTCGACTATGACGGCACTCAATATCCTTGTGAATGTGAAATTTCTGTTCGTAATCAGACCGAAGATGGAAAAATATATTTCACAGATATTGAAAAAGCTGGAATATATGTCAAACAAGAATCTGGCCGTTCATATTATGAATCAGCATGTATTATGTTTAAAGCGAAAAGAGTCCCTAGCACTATATTACAGTATATTAACCAGAAAAATGTATTGTACACGTTAAGAATGAGAAACATGAAAGGAGAACTTCTTGACGAAACCATTAGTTGGGAAATGAGCCACAATAGCGTGAAAGGGAACGGAAATATATTTGGAGTTGGTACCTCAAATAGTGATGGAACATTTTCGGTTTTACCACGACCTTTGAATTATGGACCTGGTCCTTCGACTCCCAACTTTCCTGCAACAATATACACATCAGGAAGCGGTGCATTCAAATCGGCAGAAGATGTTCTTAAATATATGCTTGAAGAATAGGTTCCTTTAGGATGCAAAATAAGGGATTTTTGCTTATTTCAATATTAATTTCGCCAAATAAGAACCCCAAAACCGAAAATAAGAGCACATTTTCCATAAAAACCGAAATAAGTCCTTATTCACCCAAATAACCTCAAAATCTCAGTCCCGACTGTACTAAAATGTAACTATATTAAAAATAAAAAATGAATAATTTGTAAACGTAAATTTTGCTTGTTTTCAGAATAAATCAATTATCTTAGAAATTATAAAAAATCAGATGAAAGTTTTCTGTCAACAAGCAATTTTCGTTTACATAATATCTCGATGTAACGTTACAATAACGTTACCAGTAACGCAATGTAACGCAATAGAATAAGAATAAGAAATAGAATAAGAATATATATTAATATATATACGAGATATATATTAATCGTCAAATTAGCCTAATTTGACCCTGACATTCTTAATTCATTTCAGCCCAAAATGAACCTTTTTATTAGCAACCTCGTATTTGACTTATATAACGATTTTGCATGCGATTCGATAAAATCCTCGAATGACATATAAAAATTGATTCTATGGGCAGATACGGAGCTTACAAGGCATATTCAACAGAAAGGAGCAACGTGATATGACAAACGAGCAGAAAGCAGTTCTCAGAAAGATTATTTACGCAGTCGAAACCGGCGGACAGGTTTATGGACAGCAGGATTATTCGGACTTCACAGAAGCCTATGAGAATAATTCAGATGAACACGCAATCACGATTGGAGCAGGAGCGTGGTACGGAACCGAAGCCAAGACACTTCTGGAGCGGATTTACGATGCTGACCCGGAACAGTGGGAGAAAATAGACAAGGTCAGACTTTTAGAACAAGTTCAGACCGCAAACTGGGAATGCTTCAATATTTCCAGAGTGTCACAGCTTGCCGACACCATAGTTGCCCTTATTTCGTCCGATTTGGGCGTTAAATGCCAAGATAGCCTTATGGACGAACAATTAGCCGCCTACGCAGAAGAAGCCCTTAAAATGGGCGTTACGGACGCTAGAGGGCAAGCTATGTGTGTGAACTTCAGACACCAAGGTGGACTAGGGGCAGTAACGAGGATTCTGGCAAAGACTCAGAAACCATATGTACTCGACAATCTCTATGCAGCCTGCCAGACCGATACAGGGAATCAAGTGGGAGTATATAAGGACAGGCAGAGATTTGTTTATAACGCATTAAAAACATATTTTCCAGAAAGTGAGGAAACAGACATGAAGGCAATTAATAAATTAATCCAGATCGCAAAGAATGAAATCGGATATCTTGAAAAGGCAAGCAATAGCCAGCTTGACAGCAAGACAGCAAATGCCGGAGAAAATAATTACACAAAATACTGGCGAGATATTAAGCCGGATTATCAGGGACAGCCGTGGTGCGCAGCGTTTGTTTCGTGGTGCATGATGAAAGCATTTGGTTTAGATACAGCAAAGAAGCTCTTAAAACATTGGCCATACGTTTATTGTCCGACAATGGCGGATTTGTTCACTTTGAATGCAAATCCAAAGATAGGTGATATTGTTATTTTCTACAGAAATGGAGAATTTACACACACTGGAATCGTAATCAAAGTGTCAGGAGATCAGTTCTGGACAGTCGAAGGAAATACTTCTGGTGGCTCTACAATTATCGCAAATGGCGGTGGTGTGTGTCAAAAAAGCTACTATAATAGCAACCTCCCGGGAACAAAATTCTGCACTCCAAACTACAGTTTAGTTAAGAATATAACACCAGTTTCAGACTCAGATACAGTCAAAAAACAGAACACCAGAGCCTACATTGCACAGATAAAAAAAGACACAAAATGTTATACAAAATCTAATAAAAAAAGCCCATCTAAACTGTTTCCAAAGCTGAAAAAAGGTGCAGTTGTGGAAGTTATGAAGTATGTGGAAACTGACAGTAAAGGATTAAGATGGTACTTTGTCAGAATCCCTTATCCGAATGATGAGGGATTTGTTTTTGAATTTATCCCAAAAGGAACATTTAAAAGAATCACAGAAATGGCCAAATGACGCTTGTAATATAACAGGCAAAATGATATAATAATTTTGTTCCATACATTCACCCTTTGTGAGCAGAAACCGCCAGTAAGCCCGGTTAATTCCCTCCGGACGCTGGCGGTTTTTATTTATCTCATTATGTAATTTTCATATTTTTCTTTGATTTCCCTTGCCCCATTTTTTCTTATCTGAACAACATCCCCGGAATCCATGACAAAATTATCACCTGCCGACTGAATGTGATCCATGTTCGCCAGATAGCTCTGATGACAACGCAAGAATCGCTTATCAGACAGTTTTTCTTCCAGATCATTCAGCTTGCAAGTAGTCACGAAACATCTGTTATCTGTCGCGAAAATATGACAAACTCTTGCCCGGCTTTCGATGTATTCAATTTCTCCATACTTGAGCCGGTTAATCTGTCCGTGGAATTTGAACGTCAATGTTTCATCTTTCATCTGTGACAGAATCTCGTCAATAGCTCGGTATATTCTGCCGTATTCCTTGCCCTTGACCACATACTGCATAGCGCCGACATCGAATGCCTCTTGCAGATGAGAATCGTCGGCTGTCCAGAATATAATCTTTCCATCATATCCAACATCCCGGAGCTGGTTTGCAATTTCCAGACCGTTCTCCTTTTCCAGAACCATATCCAGTACAATTACATCGTACCATTTACCCTCTTTCACATCTTCAACAAGCGGATAGCCCGCCGAATATTCGCTAATTTCATACCGGTAATCTCCTTTGCGCCGCAAGAATCCCGATATGTGCTCTTTAAACAAGTCAACTTCAAGCTGATTATCGTCACATATGGCTATTCTCATATGCGCGCCCTCCTTTCGTAGTCTCAATTTTGTCAAAATACGCAATGATTTTGACAGTACACACATTTTTCTTCCTGTTTGTGGTATTATTGTCCCACAAACAAAGTGTAGCACTTAAAATTGTTAGTGTAAAGCATTAAAGTTTGACAAAATTCGCAAAATATGGTTTCTGTGTCCGAAAGGATGTGTGGATAGAGAGACTGCCTGTAAGAACGACAGGCAAAGAGAAAGAGGGGCGGTTGCCCCTCTTGTTAATTGCTTTTTAAAATGTTGGACGTGCTGAAATTTCTACGTTATCATGTTCTGGCAGATCATAATCAGAGATTTCAAAAGCTGTTGTTTCGCCACTTGTCACGTCAACATAGCCATAAAAACCGCCGACAATATCATCACCTTGTTTAAGAATAACAGTCACGCAAGCGGAAGTGCAGCTATCAGGGGCTTCACTTTCAATCTCACCGGTAATTGTGGTGTAACTGTATTCGTCTGTCATTTCGGATAAGTTTGACAATGAAAAAGCATCCGTTCCAGAGTCGCCAGAAACGGACTCTAAAAAGTCTGAGTCTTCATATGAAACAGAAAACTCGACAGACGCTGGGTCATATTGACCAATGTAAATTTTATCTGCCGAAAATACAGTATCTCCCGGAACAATAGATGAAAATGTATCATCAGTGCTCTTTAATATTTTACCGTTAGCATCTTTTACGACAATATTTAAAGTTACATATCCATATTTTTTAGAACTAGAGTTAGTAACCTTAGCTCCATATGCAACGTATCGGTCGTTATCATAATCACTTGTCTGAATAGTCCAACCGCTCTGCGTTACAGTAATATCTTGGTTCTTTTTCTTTTTACTCTCTTTTTTATCTTTTTTCTGCTCTGTTTTTGGCACTTGCAATTCATCAGAACTGAGCGAAACGATTCCGCCTTTGGCGTATACAGGGACACTCAGAGCCATAACACCACATAAAACTAATGCAATAATCTTTTTCTTCATATCATGCCCTCCAATTGTTCTTAAATAAATCTCATATACTGCACTACAATAAAAACTACTTCAATGATTCCGACAATAATTCCGAACCATGAGCCAATATGCCTATATTCCTCTTTCTTTGTGCCAATATCTACTAATCCTACAATTGCTCCTGCCAGAGCCAGAGGAAACGACAGGATAATTGGCAACGGAAGAATGAATGCCACGCCTGCCAGAATACAAGAAATGACACTCAGGGTTGAATCTTTCTTCTTTTCGCCTTTGCTCATACAATCCCCTCCCTTGTTAAAATTTTACAATATTATACCATCTCATACAAAGTATGCATAGTAAAATATCAAAAAAGTAGATTATTTTTGCAGAAAAACTCCATGATTTTGCGCTTGCCAGAAAAACTACACAAATTTGTGCTATAATGCGTGATATATTTTTAGAAAAGAGTTGGTAGTAATGGAGAAGAACAGATACAGGATAGTCGTATTCATCCTGATATTTTGCGAAATATTCTGTGCGGTGCATATACCGTCACATGATATAACAGAACGTCACCGCAGAGATGCGCAGATCACAAAAAAAGCTGCGGAACAAATTTATTCCGTCCAGATGCAGGAGTTGAGCGAGATCAAGAAAATTTGCAATGTCAGATGTTATATTCGCGAAAGCATAATTTTCTTTGAAATTGCGAAGTTTGCCTATGAAATAACAAAAGTCCATGTATATATTTGGCAGTTGCCAAGGGGGAATATCGGTGGTATAATGATGAAAACGAACTAATGTTCGGTTCTATTTCCCACAAGCCGGACATATACTGTGGTATAGGTGGTAGTTGTGACAGGGAGGGCTATTTATGGATTATAAGAAAGAGATTATTGAAATGGTGCAAAAGATAGATAGTGAAAAATTTATGAAATTCTTGTACAACATGATTGTTTCATTCAAGAGTCAATGGGGATATTAGAAAAAGACAGGGAATTAATCCCTGCCTTTTTTGTGAAGAAATTCAATCATGTCGAAAACGCTTTTCTTATCAGATTCGCTTAATTCAATTAGTAACTTAACATGTTCAACGACATTTGAATTTGACATCAATTTTGGAATAAAATCTGTGTCTGTTTCTAAATTTTCCTCCCATCCCATTAAACAAGCTGGTGTCGTACTAAGTGCTTTTGCCAATACATTCATATATTCGGCAGGAACTTTATCAATATCGCCTTTTTCATATCTGAATATAGTAGACCTTGACACTCCCAATTTTTCTGCCAACTCATCAGCGCTCATATTAAGTTGTTTTCTTCTTTCTTTTATTCGTTCGCCAGTTTCCGACATTTTTCACACCTCCTTTCTAAATACATAATAACACTAATGATGCAAAAGTGCAACAAAAATAATTGCAAAAATGCGATTTTATATGTTGACATATGCGACACTTTGGTGTAATGTATAATTACAAAGTTGCATTAATGCTACTGGAAAGGAGGAGCGCGAATGGTTGTTAATATAGCTAGACTTAAAGGAAAAATCGTTGAACGTGGAAACACTCAGGAAGCTGTTGCAAATGCAATTGGAATGGACAGAAGCACATTCTACAGAAAACTAAAAGATGGCGGAGAGAAATTTACAATCGGAGAAATCCACGGAATCGTAAATGCAGTTCCTTTAAGCAAGGAGGAAGCTATAGATATTTTTTTTACATCATAGTCGCAATAATGCGACTTAAATATATTACACGAAAGGAGATAAATGAACAGCTTACAGATTTTTAACTCAGAAGAGTTCGGAGAAATCCGAACAATAGAAATTGACGGGAAACCGTACTTTGTGGGAACTGATGTTGCGAAAGCTCTTGGATATAGCAATCCAAGAAAAGCGATTATTGACCATTGCAAGGGAGTAACGAAACGTGACACCCCTACATCTAGTGGCATTCAGTCAATGTCATACATAAATGAGGGAGATTTGTACCGCCTGATTATGAAATCAAAACTTCCGTCAGCGGAGAAATTCGAGTCATGGGTTATGGACGAAGTTCTCCCGGCAATTCGCAAGACGGGTTCATACCAGAAACCGATGACCGTAGCAGAACAGATTCAGTTACTGGCTCAGGGCAATCAAGACCATGAGGAGCGAATCGAGAAACTTGAGAACACAATGACCATAGACTACGGACAGCAGAAATATCTTGGAGATTTAGTTTCCAGAGTAGTAATCGAAGCGCTAGGTGGCAAGAAATCCAATGCTTACGACGAGATCGGGAAGAAAGTATTTGCAGAATGCAACCGGGATGTCAAAACTTACTTTGATGTAAATGCCCGGAATAACATTCCAAAACTGAGGTATCAGGAAGCAGTTGAATATATCAAGGAATGGGAACCTTGCACGAATACCAAAATGCTAATTCGTGACTGCAACGCGCAAGAAAGATTAGCTGAGTAGGAGGAAAACAAATGAAAAATATTGATAGCCGATTACACATACCTGGTGACAATGATGAAATTTTTCATTCTGTTATTGGATTCAAACTTGTCGATATATCAGCAAGCACAAGTGGAAGTACAGAAGAACCGACACTTTCATTGAAGTTTACGAATGAACACCATGTTGAGATTGATGTCATCATTCAAGAATCTGGTGTGTTTGTCACTGAACCATTTGCGGTCAGGGAGGACTTAAGCATTGCTGATGATTGAAAAGGAGGATGCAAGTTGAAAGTAGACAATGAAACAATAATCTGTTTTAAAAACGGTCGCATATTACATTTGCCATACAAAGTGTACGATGAAATAACTTTTGACGGCACAGGAGTTACAGAACTTCAATTGAGCGATGATAAAGGTATTCGGTTCGAGGTTCAGTTCAAACAGGAAGATGTGCTCTACATCACCAGAACAACGCAGAACACATTTGAAAGTAAAAATTAGAATGGACGCTTGAAAGCTTTTACCTCTGCGTGATTGTCAGACTGCTTTTCAAGATTTTTAATAGCTTCGGAATAGTATTGGTCGTACATAATCTTGAAATTATTAAAAGAACCAGAAAATCCGCAGATTTTAGCAAGTGCATAAACAGAAGCGATCTGAGCATTATCCATATTGTACACCTCCCTTCTGGGGAAATTATACCACAAAAGGGAATGAATAGCATAGGAGGTGAGAAAGTGACGGAATTAAAAGCTGTCAGAAATCTCGAATCAGGAAAACTGATGCGTGGAGATAACGAACTTGGAAACGCAAAGTATTTCCTCAGGAAAGAAAACGGCGAAGAAGTGTATTTGGAAGATATAATCGCAAGTCTGGCGTTCAGCCTTGGAGAACAGGTGGAAGAAAATATTAAAAAGGGCATAGATGAACCATATCTTGCCTATGCCCTTGATGTTTTGTCTAACGCACGCAGATTAGGCATTTGAAACACTGGATGAACATTTGATTTCTTTCCCAAATTTAAGAAAAAGTGTTCATCGTGTGTTTCCAGAAGTTCAGAGAACTCTTTGCGAATTTGAAAATACTTTTGGCAAATATGACCATCGTCAAAATAAGCATGTTCCAATTCGCGACTTAACTTCAAAATAGCTAAATCATGAGCAATTTGTAACTTGTCCATAAAAACACCTCCTTTCATAAGGAGAGTATATCACATAAAAAATTGGAGTGATATAAAAATGGTAAAAGCGTTAATCCTGTCAGCTCTGATCGGTGGTATGTCACCGTACCTGCCGTTCTGGAGATTTGACAGAGCATCACAGTCGGTTGCAGTGGCAATCGTAATATCTATCTTATCATTCGTGGTTATTTACCCGGATGAAGCAAAGAAAATAGGAGGAAAAAGAAAGATGATTAATACAAAAGCAGGAGAACTTACACTCAAAGGAAGTAAAGCGGAATTAATAGCTGACTTAGCTGTTATCGTTCGGGGAATCAAAGTAACTATTATGGAAGACGATAAAGAAACAGAGGAATCTGTGAAGCAGGATATTGACAAAGCGGTCAAAGTCGGATTGATGAACGAAGAAGAATTTCGAACTTTTCAAAAAGAAAAAATCAAAGAAGCTGCATCAGCGTTTGTTGATGGTTTGCTTGGAGGGCTTTTCGATGAAGATAAATGATTTTGATAAGACCGTAGATGAACTGTACCAGTTATGCAGACGGGTTCAGAAAGAAACCGGCAGAACAGTATCGTTCCACTTTTCAAATTATAAGGTTGGATGCAGCTTACACATCAATATATATAGAAGTGATTCTCCTAGAGAGTTTGATATGTATAGCATTGCAGAGGGCGGTTATCAACAGGAAGAGAATGTGAAGAAAGTAACTGACCATCTAAACCGAATTTTGATGGACAACAAATGTCCGTATTGTGAGGAGGATTGTGATGGAGAAAGAAAATAAGATGGATTTCAGAGCAGAGACCGTAGCCGAGGAATACGCCGAATTAGTTGGCAGACTAAAGGCGTTCAAAGCATACCTCGATTCTAGCGAGAGCGTAATCATTGACAAGAAAATTTGTATCGCCATGTTAGGCCTCGACTCAGATTAAAAGTTGGCTCCATGGGTACAGCGAATACCACATGGAGCCACGTATCTAACTTAATTGGGTAAGTTAAATACAGGGTAAGTATAACACACCTTCCTGTATTTATCAAATAAATAATTAGGAGGGAATTTTTTATGTCAAAAACACACATCCAGAACGCAGAAACACCAACACTTGCAAGCGAGATCATTTCCGACCTTGAGGAAGAAAGAAAGAAACTTAAAGTCGAAAACAAGAATCTCAGAGAAACAGTAGTAACACTCAACTTAATGCTGACAAAAATTTTGAAAGAGGGCGATTCGGAAAATGAAAATGCGTAGCGAAAATCAGGTTCTTTTGTCCGGAGATATTCCGCAGGGATTTATCCAGACACATGAAAACCATAATGGCAGGAAGATGTATACCGGAGAAATGCACATTTTCCGAGATAACTGTATTTACGACGTTATTCCTGTAATTACCACAGAAGAAATGGTGAAAAGAGGAACTGATTTTACCGTTTCCGTGTATGGAGAAATGAGAAGCCGGAAGGACCATAAACTTACAGTAGATTATGTCACGGCGTTGGGAATAGATTATCTTGACAGACCGGAAGAAAAGGATGCAAACGAAGTATACCTGATCGGAGATGTGATTAACATTATCCCGCTGAAAGTAGTAAAAGAAGAGGGAGAAGAAAAAGGAAACTGGATTCTTTCCAGAGTCCTGTTAAGCGTTAAGAGAGCTAAGAGACGTAACGGGCACCAGAAATCAGACTGTATTTCATGCCTTGTCTGGAATGAGAATGCTGAGACCGTTAGAAACCTTGAGAAAGGGCAGAAGTTAAAGGTATTCGGAAGATTCCAGAGCCGAGAAAGATGGTGTTCAGAGAAACAGGAGAGAATCACAGAACTGGATGTATCAGTGAAGAAATTGGAGGTTTTGTAATGTCAAGAGTCGAAGTAAAGGAAATGACACTGACCGATTTTAAAGGTCAGCCGGAAAAGAAAATAGAGTTTGGACACAGAACAGTCGTTTCCGGGAAGAACGGATGTGGGAAAACCACACTGGCAGACGCTCATATGTGGGAGTTTTGCGACAAGGACTACAGCTTAAAAAGCAACCCGGATATCAGACCTGATGATGGTAGAGAATGTCTACCAAGAGTCGATATTGACCTTGTAATTGATGGAAAGCCAGTAAGCGTAGCGAAATTCCAGAAGCGCACAGAAAGTAAACCAAAGGACGGAAAGCCGGGCAAGATTGCATTATCCAACAAATACGAAATCAACGGCGTTCCGAAAGCTGAAAGAGATTTTAAAGCTGATTTAAAAGAGCGAGGATTTGACTTTGATAATTTTCTTATGCTGTCGCATATGGAAATCTTCACAGACTTAAAAGATGCAGATGCCAGAAAAATTCTGTTTTCCATGTCAGACGGTGCCGGAAAATCAGATTTAGAGATTGCCAAGACAGTTTTAGATTGTGCCGAGTTGGTACCGCTTCTGGAAACCTACAAGGCAGACGAAATCAAAGCCATGAACAGCGCGACACTGAAAAAAGCAGAGGAACAGCTGAAAGCTATTCCAAACCAGATTATCGGCATGGAGCAGTCAAAGGTTGACGCTGATGTTGCCGAATTGGAATTGCAGAAGAACGCCTTGCAGGAACAGATTTCTGACCTCGAAAAGCAGATTGCACAGGCAGGGAACGAGAAAGCCGGAGAGATTAAAGCGGAACTGGCAGGGTTAAGAACCAAACTGTTAGAGATAGACTCAAAGGCTAAAGCGGACTTGCTAGAGCAGAAATCATCGGTTTGCAATAAAGTTAGCACTCTTGAATTAGACAGGAATATCAAAACATCAGAGTTGAACAGAAAGGTTTCTGCATTGGAGTACCTGAGAGCACAGAAAAAAGATCTTCTTGAAAAATTGCAGAACGCCAGAACGCAATATCTCAAAATCAAGGATACAGAATGGGACAACACAGTTCTGGAAAATATTGAATCTGAGACATTCAATGATACAGAGGCCATTTGCCCGACTTGCGGTCGGAATCTTCCACCAGAGCAGATTGAGCAATTAAAGAGCGGATTCGAGCAGATGAAGCAGGAAAGAATCAATCAGCAGTTAAAGGTTAAGGAAGAATGGGAACAGGACAAGAAGCGTAAACTTGATAAAATTATTCAGGCTGGCAACAAAGCGTCTGCCGGAATGAAAGAAGCACATAAGCAGGAAGAAGCTCTCACATCTGAGATTTCCAAACTGGCAGGGGAATTAGAGCAGATTAAGACTTCTCTGGACGCAGAAAACAAGAATCTGGAAGCTATACCGAAAGAGCCAGATTTCTCAGAAAACGCCGAATATCAGCAGATTCTTGCATCAATCAAAGAGAAACGGCAGGAGCTTAATTCTCTGGACGATGGCAAAGAAGTAAAGAAACAGCTTTCGGAGAAGTTATCCGGAAAGAAACAGGAATTGGCAGCAGTTAATCAGAGAATCGGAGAAGCCAACAACAACGTCCGAATTGACGAGCAGATCGAGAAGCTTCAGGAAAGCCAGAAACAGTACGCGCAAAATAAAGCTGATGCGCAGATGATTCTGGACGAGCTAAAATCCCTGAGCATGGCGAAAAATACAGCCCTTGAAGATGCGGTAAACCAGTATTTTGACGGAGTTAAAGTGAAACTGTTCGATACACAGAAAAACGGTGAGGTCGTAGACGCTTGTATCTGGCACGTGCAGGACAAGGATGGCGACTGGAAGAAACTGATCGGGAACGCCAATACGGCCCTGATGATGAAAGGAAAAATTGCTATCATGGACGGCTTGCAGAAGTTTTATGGCGTGAGTTATCCGATATTCGTAGACTGTGCGGCAGAACTGGACAACAGCAGTCTGGCAAGTATTAAGGCAGACGCGCAGTTGATATTCTTGAAAGTTGCCGAGGGAGATATGACAGTAACAGAAGTTTAATAATTATCAGAAAAGGAGAATAAAAATGGCAGAAACTTATGACATTTCAAGAGCAACAAAAGCGCAGGAAAAATATTGTGCCGAAAAAGGTTATCCGCATTTTGCACCACAGAGCGGAAAATGTTTCAGTTGCGGACAGAATATCTATTCTGAAAAAGGACGAACAAGAAGTGGAAAAGAATGGAATGGAATTTCTGTTGAGAGAGCATCAAAGGAATTAATTACAGGATGTCCATTTTGTAATAGAACTTATTGTGATTAATAGAAAAGGAGAATTGTTATGGCAAACAAAACACAGTTAGCAACAGCAGGAGAACAGCAGGCGGCAATCGTAATCAACAACTCATTCATTGATGGATTGGTTAAGCAGCTTGAAGAAAAATGCAAATACGGTCTTTCATTCCCCAAAGACTACAACCTCAGTAATGCACTCATGGGGGCATATCTGACTCTGAAAGAAACAAAAGATAGAAACAATAAACCAGTTTTGGAATCTTGCACATCTACTAGCATCGCAAACAGTCTTATGAATATGGCAACCCTTGGTTTGTCAGTTCAGAAAAAACAGGGTTATTTTATCGCTTACGGCGGTCAATGCCAGTTCCAGAGGTCTTACTTCGGAAACATTACAATCGCCAGAAGATATGGAATGAAAGATATTCACGCAGAGATTATCTACGATGGTGATGAGTTCAAATACCACATTGAAGATGGAAACAAGGTTCTGGATTCTCATGAACAGGATTTTATGAACATTGACAACGATAATATTCTTGGGGCATATGCAGTGGTTCTGATGGAAGATGGAACAAAACATCTGGAAGTAATGAACATAAAGCAGATCAAGCAGGCTTGGTCACAGGGCTATGGTTACAAGGAAAGTGGCAATGGAACGCATCAGAAATTTACTGACCAGATGGCAAAGAAAACCGTTATCAATCGCGCATTGAAACAGATTATTAATAGCCACGGAGATATTTTTATGCAGGAAGCCGAAGAATTTACAGAAGAAATCCCAAAACAGGACATCATCGAACATGAGGTTGCTTATGAAATCGAACAGAACGCAAACGCAGAAGAATTTATCCCAGACGAGCCAGTAGCAATCGAAGAACAGCCTAAGCAGCCAACGGTTGCAGAAGTCGTAAAGACCGCCGAGAAAGAACCAGTTTCGGCAGCAGGACAGGAATCAAGCATCCCAGATTTTATGAAGCAGGAGGAAATGTAGAAGGGAAGCTGCATTAATATGGTAGGAACATTAGCAGAAGCGTTCAAAAATATGGAGAATGGTCTTTATGACTACACAGAGAATGGAAAATGTGTATGGTGCGGTGCTTGCTGTTCCACCCTACTCCCGGTTTCTGGTAAAGAGATAAAAGAAATCAGACGGTACATCAAAAAGAATCATATACAGGAACAGCAGCACAATTATCCAGTCAAGAATCTTGGGCTTGACCTGACATGTCCGTTTTTAAATGATTCAAAAAGGAATAATAAATGCGAGATTTATCCGGTCAGACCGGAGATATGCAGAAGCTTCATGTGTAATGACCCACACGGGGCGAGACAGAATAAGAAGTTATTGCATAAGAAATACGAACCGGTTGACATGAGAGAATTATTCTTCGGAGATGATCGAACATGATGTACTTCGACTGCATCAATTTTGATCGGTGCGATTCTGGAAAGTTCGGTAAATATATGGCTTGTATCGGGCGGTGTGAAAACTGCCCGTACTATGAGTCAGTAAAAGACTATTTCGATAAAAGAGGTGAAAACTATGAGGGTTATATCTCAGGATGGAACAGTCAATCTCCCATATGAAATGACAACATTGATTGTTTTGGAAAATTACATACTGGCGGAATTTTCGGGCGGAACGAAGAAAATCCCGTATTTGATGGCAAGTTATTCCACAAAAGAGAATTGCGAAAAAGCTTTGAAAATGCTTAATAACGCATACACAGGAGCGTTCTATGGGCTGAATATAGATATTTCAAGCGAAAGTGTAGAAGAATTAGAAAAAATCGCTGTAACAAAAGGATTTGGAATTATCAAAGTTTATCAAGGTAATCAAGAAGTAAAGTTTGAACCTGCAAATATTATATTTAGATTTCCAGAGGATTACGAGGTATAAAAAAATGAGTTATAGCAGTTTATATGGAATTGATAAAGATTACAAAGGAAATGTTATTGAAGAGTTCGGAAATTCATGGCTGTTTGCGCCTATTGTGTGGGATGTTTTGGCAGAAAAATATATCCCGCCAAGTAAATTAATAAGTCATTGATTTAAGAGAAATATCATTCATGATACTTCTCTTTGGAATGAAGTAAACAATGAAATTAACAATTGTGACAATGCGGTAGACAGGATTTGCTGGGAATTTTCTGGACAACAGGTTTTCTTCACAAAAGATAAGAGCTGTGTGGCAAATGCAATAAGAGACTTTGTTAAGCAAAATAATAATTATTGCAGAGACATCGAGGATAATATCCCGGTGCTAGAAAGAGAGCACATAATTGAAAGATTCGAAAAGATTGCTAGTGAAATAGAATTGTTATCGGAAGATACACCGTATTTTGTAATGAAGAACACTTCTGTTGATGACAGCGTAGAAAGATGGTTTGAAAAATATGACGATAAGCAAGATGAATATATAGAAGTTGGTCTTAATCAGGTTGATGAATTTGTTACAGAATTTGTTGTGATCGAAGATGGGAAAATCGTGAATTTCATAAGCAATTTGGACTTTAAATATTAAAAGTGAGATGACGAAATGTTCATTCGAGTAATCAATACAGGCAGTCAGCCTGGAAACTGCTATGCGCTTAAATCCGAATCCGGCGAAACCTTACTTTTGGATTGCGGATGCAAGTATTCAGAGATTTTAAAAGGAATTTCTTATAGGATATCAGATGTTTCTGGCTGTCTGCTGACCCATGGGCACGGAGATCACCTGAAATCATTTCAGAATCTTATGCAGTCCGGTATTCAGATTTACACCAATGACGAGACGGTTGAGAGCGTAAACGCAATCTCTGGGGAGCTGATGATAGGATTGCCAGAAAAGAAGCCAAAGGACATAGGTTCGTTCCGGACAACACCGTTCTACGTCCCACACGACAAGACACCAAACTTCGCGTACCTGATATTTCATGAAGAATGTGGACGACTGATATATGCGATAGACTTCTCATATTTGCCGTTCACATTCAAGAACATGAGAATAAATCACTTCCTTATAGAATGCAATCATCTGGACGAATCGCCGGAACATGATTCGTTTAAGTTTGAGCACTCCGTCCGGGGGCACAGCAGCTTATCTACTGTAAAAGAGATTATCCGAGTGAACAAGACCGCTTCGCTCAGAACCATAACGCTGTGCCACCTGTCAGAGGGATGGGGAAATCCGGAAGTGATGCAGAAAGAGATACAGGATGTTGCAGGGGATGATGTTCTGGTGCAGATCGCAAGACCGGGGCTGAATGTTAATTTGAATTTATGCCCGTTTTGAAAGGAGAAAGAAATGAAAAATAGATGGATTCCAGTAAGTGAGAAAATGCCAAAAGAAAGAGATTCAATATTTGCTAAGTTTAAAGGGACAAGTAAATGGAAAGAAGCAATGTTCGAGAAAATTTCCGAAGATGTTTTGGTTACAATTTTGTTTAAGCAGACTTTGTTTGTTCAAAGCGCGCATACAGTAGATGGTAAATGGAAGAATGATTTATTAAAACTGGGTGGGAAAGTAGTGGCATGGATGCCGTACCCAGAGCCGTATAAGGAGAATTAAATATGGTATCAACAAATTTGAAAGACTGGAAAGAAGTCACCAAAGGCATTTACAGATATGTGATCTCTGCAAATGCTGCATATGAAATCCATATTAATTATTGGAATATGAAAACAGATATTCTGACTGCAAATGCAAGTCTGTACATTGTTGGACGTTGGCACAACAAAGGCGGAACGAAAACAGTAGAAAGAGAATGTTTGCTTGATTCTAAACCTGTTATGGATTGCCTTGTGAAAGCTGTAGAGGACGATAAAGAAAATAACACAACTTCATAAGCAAGGGAGGAACAGCACACACAACAGACAGGAAATGGAAATCCCGGAACCATACAGGGAAAATTAAAAAGCACCGACTATTTATCGGCACTTTTTACAAAATCTTGGAGAATGGTAATAACCAGATTATTGAAACTTCTGTTCTCCTGCTTGGCAATCTGCTCAAGTTGTTCTTTGAGCTGTATCGGGAACGTGATATTAGTTCTGGTCTTATCAGAATTGCTAGCCATATGAAATCCCTCCCTTGTTTTTAGAACATTGTAGCATTTTTGTCTATCGGTGTCAATTAGATGCCAAAGTGATACCAAAGTGATACCATTTTATCTTGCAATATAGGTGTTGAAGCGGTATCATAGTGGTGCCATAGTGGTATCAAAAATACACCAAAGAATGAATCGAGGTGATAAGTTTTTGAATAACAACTATAAAAATTTTGTAAAAGCTAAGGCGATTGAAGCTGAGAATAAAAAAAGACTGTTGAAAATCAATCCGAGACTTGACAATAAAAGCGGAATCTATTTTCTGACTAGAATTGATGAAAATGGAATCCAGTATTTTTATATCGGACAGGCAGTTCATATAATTCAGAGGATGTGCTCACACCTCACAGGTTATCAACATATTGATCTGTCTATAAAAAAACGAGGTTTTTTCAGCATAGATAACCCGTATGGATGGATGATTAACTTTATACATTATCCAGCGGATAAGTTGGATGAAATGGAGCAGTTTTGGATTCTGGAATATACCAAAAAGGGGTATCAATGCAGGTACAACAAAACATCTGGTAGCCAAGGCGAAGGAAAGGAGAAGATAAATGAATTTAAGCCTGCTAAAGGCTATAGGGACGGCATACAGCAGGGAAAGAAAACTCTTGCCAGAGAGCTGTCGCACATCATAGACACGCACTTGCAAGTTTCTTTGAAGCCAGAGAAGCAGAATAACAAAGTATCAATCCGGGCTTTTGAAAAGTTCCATAACTTGATTGATGAGAATACATACAAAGAAAAAGATTAAGGAGAAATCAGATATGTACGAAGAAACATACGTAAAAAGCGATGGGCACGGAGGAGAAAAAACCATCGGAGAATATCGTGACCCGGCAATGGAACCTGATGTTAAATTTGTATCCGAATTTTCGTCTGATGGAAAATTTTTAGGAATGCGCAAAGTAAAAAGAAGTCTGTACGACTGATAACAAAGAGGTATAACGCATGGACGCATTAAAATACCAGAAGCATATGGAATGGAAGCAGAACCGAAAGGATATCTATTACTTCATCAGAAAATATGCGAAATATCATAAATCAACGCCGCCAACAAAGAAGATTTCAGAAGAACTTGATATTAGTGTTAGCGCCGTACAGAGACACCTGAGACAGTTCGAAGAAGATGGTCTGATTGCATTTAACGGGTACGGCTCACACAGGACATACGAACTGATAGGAGTAAAGAAACATGAAACTGTATGACGTATACGACGGTTCAAAGTATATCGGGGAGCTAACGCTTGCTGAAATATCAGAATTGACAGGAAAGACAAGAAATCAGATATCGCAGGCGATCAGCGGGGCATATGACATTAACGGAAGATATGCGGTCATATATGATGGGCAACAAACAATCGCATACTCAAACAAGAATGATCGCAGGATGTTAATGGAATTTGACATTCTGACTCAGAAGATAAGGAGGGCTGTCGGATGGGAAAGTTGAAGATTAAAAGGCCAAAAAATCAAAGAAGCTTAATCCCGGCGCCACTTAACATAACTGGTTTTACAATGGAGCAGGCTTCCAGGCAAACTGGCGTAAGAATCGAATCTCTTAAAACGTATTTGGATTCAAAAGAACAGGAAATTAGAGAACAGACCGTTAAAGAATCACAGGAAAAGCTGTGGAAAGCAGAAGATTATATTGCTGTGGCAAATATTTTAATTTCTGTTATCGCAATTAAGAAAGCATGGGGATTCAAGAAAGCAAACCAGAATTTCATTGATAAGATTACCGAAGCTGAAAGATATGTTGAGGAAGTCGGTGTTGAAGCAGCATACAAGGAAATTAAAGAAGAAATGGGTTTGCAGATTGAATTTGATTCTTTTGATATTAACAAGGAATTTGGGTTCGGAGAGTATGAGGAGAAAGGATGAAAGCAATAGATGCAATCAGAGAGCAAGTAGAACAAGGCGTAATTTACGTAGAAAAAAACGGGGAATTTTGGAAAATAGCAAATAAAACAAATGACCCTTTTAAAATAATTCCCATAAAGCCGAAACGAATGGAAGTAAGACTAAAATCTGGATACTTAGGAATAGTTGTATGGAAAGATGGGAAACAGTATTTGATGCTTGCACACAGAGCAATGTGGGAACTTTTCGTTGATAAAATACCAGATAAAATGGACATAAATCATAAGAACGGAAACAAGCAGGATAATAGACTGGAAAATTTAGAGATAGTAACTAGAAGCCAAAATTTGAGACATGCAATAAATACAGGACTTAAAATATACAGCAATTATCCTAAACAATACTCAGAGAAAGCAAAACAACTTCGGAATACAGGAATGTCGTTTTCAAAAATAGGTGAGAGTTTGGGAATATCTCAAACAACTGCGTTTAAAGCAGTAAAGTTTAAATCGTGAACAGCGTTGTGCCGGTTATGGCAGAAGCACTCGTGAAAGCTAATTGCCCGTATCTGAAGGTCGGAGAGCGTAAAGCTGCGCCGATGATTTACATGCAGAATAATGGGCAAGTAGCATTTGGATAGGAGAAATAAATGGATTTAGAGCAAAAAGCAATTGAGAGAATTCGACTTGCATCTGATCTTTCATTGAAACATTATGGAAAGCCACTTGTATGTACATATTCCGGCGGGAAAGATTCTGACGTGATGTTAGAACTCTTTCGTAGGGGGGCATACCATTTGAAGTACACAATAGTCACACCACGGCAGATGCACCGCAAACTGTACGGCACATACGAAAGGTATTTAAAAGTCTGGAAGAAAAAGGAATTAAATGCGAAATAGAAATGCCGAAGTATAAAGGCGAACATATCACGATGTGGAAACTGATTCCATTAAAACTGACGCCGCCAACAAGACAAGCTCGCTACTGCTGTCAAGTCCTTAAAGAAGCGTGGTGCACAAATAGATATATTGCTACTGGTGTGAGATGGGATGAAAGCAGGCAGAGAAAAGAAAGAGAAGAATTTGAAAAAATTGGTGGATCAAAGGAAACTAGAGAAAAATTCACATCAATTATGCTAATGAATGACAATGCCGCCAATCGCAGAATGATTGAACTTTGCATGCAGAAAAACGAAATGATTGTCAATCCAATCATTGACTGGGAAGAATCAGATATATGGGATTTTATTAATTCAGAGCATATAGAAACCTGTGATTTGTACAAATGTGGATATAATCGGGTTGGTTGTATCGGTTGTCCGCTTGCGTCAAAGAAACGGAGGGAAAAAGAAATGTATGATTTTCCAAAGTACAAGCAAGCCTATATACGTGCTTTTGACAGAATGATTGAGGAACGCAAGCGGCGCGGAAAAGATGCGAAGTGGAGTTGTGGCGAAGAAGTTTATCTATGGTGGATGCAAGACAATAATGTAGTTGGTCAGATGGAATTGTCTGATTTTATTGAATATTGAGAAATCATGGAGGACTGTACAATAGCGTGTCAGTTACTCACGTGGGGAAAGTGAGGATGAAAATGGAGAAATTAAAACCTTGTCCGTTTTGCGGAGAAGAGGCGCAAATTTTTACCGATGATGAAATGGGATATTTAGGTAATGCTCAGTATCTTGTAAAATGCGGTAACTGTCTTTGCGGTACAGGACATTATAACAATCCCGAATACGCAATAGAAGCATGGAATAAAAGAGCGAACGACAAGGAGGACACAAAATGTTAATCAGAAGTCAGGATAAAGAGCAGTTATTGAATATTGATTCTGTAAAAACTATTGGTATTTGCGAAAGAGGAAAATGCTTCGCAATATTTATTGATAGTTTGTATTTTATCGGCAATTATTCTAGCAGAGAAAAGGTTATTAAGGTACTGGATATGATTCAGGAAGCCTATGCAGATTTTGAGACATCAAAAATCACCAATACAGGACTGGCAACGGCGGCATATACAGGAAGCTATAAAACTCCTGATAGCGTATCGGTCGGAATCAAAGTGTTGAAAGGGTATGCGGAAATGGCAAAAGAATCTGTAGTCTTTCAGATGCCAGAGGATAGCGAGGTGGTTGTATGATTACATTCTTATTAGGATTCACCCTTGGAACCATATTCGGAGTGGCTGGTCTTGTATGTGTGGCGATCATGTACGACAAGCACCACCCAGACGATTAGAAAGGAGAACGGTATGCTGACAAGGAACAAAAAGCTGAAAGACTACGGTATTCCGGCAGAAGACATAGAAAAACTGAATACGATGCTGAAAGACTTCCTAGCAAAGTACGGATACCTGCTTTCCAGTGCTGCCTTGTCAGCTTGCCCGAAAAACACGGTGATAGCGGATATAGTTATCGAGAATATCCTACACCGGAAAAGTTACAGGAAAATCAGCAAAGAAAAATATATCCCAATGAACCCGAAAGACTTTTATGGATACAGGCGCAAGACCGTCGCTGTACTGTATGAGAGGATGAGGCTGTTGGGAGTGTGGGAGGATGAATAAATGCGTTTAATTGATGCAGACAAAATAATTGACTCTCTTGGAAATTCAGATATGGATTTTGCAATAGGTGCAGTTATTGACGAACAGCCGACAGTTTTTGATGTAGATAAGGTTGTGGAGCTGTTAGAAGAAGAAAAGAAGAGAGCATTTAAACTATGTTTGGGAACTAATGACAGCACGCAAAGACTGAAATACATTGAAAAAGAACAGACGATAGCTTTAGCAATCGAAATTATGAAAGGTGGTGGAGTTGAATGAGAGAAATTCTTTTCAAGGGAAAGCGGATTGATAATGGAGAATGGGTTGAGGGATGTTACGCGGAATGCAATGGCAAGACATTCATTGGAATTGATATATCCATTGGCATTGATGATATATTTGAGGTTTTTTGTACTCCTGTAATTAGGTGGCTTGAAGTCGATCCAGAAACCCTCTGCCAGTTCACGGGGGAGACTGACAAGAACGGTAAGAGGATCTGGGAGAGCGATGTTGTTTGGCTTGTTTATGATGGGAAAGAACATATTTATCAGATAGTTTGGGATAACTCTGAATTAGATTTTAAAGCGACCAATGGTGAAGAAAATTACGGATCGAATTTTGAATATTTACTATGTTGCGATGAAATTGAAGTTATTGGAAACATTTTCGACAATCCAGAATTATTACAGGAGAAACACAAATGAGTAGTGCAAGCGTAAGATTCGGAACAAAAGCATATGTATGCGCAAGATACTTTCTTAGACCGGGAAAGTGTTTTAAATACATCGACCAGCGTGGCGAGGATACCACGGAACACATCTATGAGGTCATGGCGTTATATCCATATTGTGTATTGTTAAGAGATACCAGAAATGGAGTTAGAACTTGCCCGGGGTATAATACTTTGAGTTTGATGTTGAGAGGAAGTGAAGTAGGTGAGTAAAGGTAAAGATATCTCTACTATGTTTACAAGAGAAGAAAACAAAAAGAATGGAAGGCTTGGATATTGTCGGGCTACAAGAGAAAAAGACATTATCATTAGTCCTTCACAATATGGAGCATTCTTGCAGAAAAGAGGTAAGAGAAGATGGGTAAATCAGTATTAGTGATTGACACACCAGAGAATTGCGGAAAATGTAAATTTATAAGCGGATTTTGGTGCAGAGCGATGGGTGACAGAAGAGTTCCAAACAATGATGCAATCCCCGGATGGTGTCCATTGAAGCCATTGCCGGAGGAGAAAGAAGAGGAATATTGGAGAAGTAAACTTAGTCTTGCATGGATTCGAGGTTGGAACACTTGTATTAGCAAAATTACAGGAGGAAACGCAGATGATTGACTTAGGAAATACATGTATTCTGGTTAGAACACCAGAGGAAAATGAGAAAATACTTAAAGAAGCTGAGAAACAGGGATTCCGTTGGTATAGAAAAGACCATTGTGAGCCATTACAATCACAATATTTTCCAGACATTTTAAAATTTTATGAACATGATATAACTTATGCGGCAAGTGTCAGATCAGACTTTGCTTTCTACGAAGCTTCAGAACTTCTCGAAACAAAAGAAATGACGGCAAGAGAGTTTATTGAGCGGATTGTAGATATATGCAGTTGTATCGGTAGTTGACGTGAATGTTCGCAATGTGTGTTTGATGCAAATAATACTAAGTGTAAGAAGGATTTGTGTAATGTAGGTAATTGGAAAAATAATATAGACGAAATCCTTGAAATTGCGAAAGCAGGAAGAACTACAATTTTTACACCTGAAGAGAAAGAAATTAACACACTTGAGAAATTTATTAAGAATCCAGACCGCACGGTATTGAACGATGAATTTATTGAGTCTTTGAAGTTGGCGGTTGAAAAGTTGAAAGTGGTGAAGTAAATGAATAGATGGACTGAAAGATTTAATAATGATGGTGAAAAAGCTATTGCAATACATGACGGAAGTGATTTCCCAGATGTTTGTTTCGAGGGAGAAAGAGAATTTAATGTAATGAATGCACTTGCTGAATATGAAGACTTAGAAGAACAGGGCTTGCTTGTGAGATTGCCGGTTAAAATCGGTGATGATATTTATAAGATTCCGAGCAAAGCGAATTATGATTTAAATGTTCTGAATGGATATAAAGCAAATAACAGAGTGTATCATCAAAAAGCTTACAGCATTGTATTTTCACAAAGTGGTTGGTTCGTACAGTGTGATAAAGACAGTATTCATGCCCCGAACGTTATTTGTGTTGACGTAGAATACGGGAAAACATGGTTCCTCACCCGTGAAGAAGCTGAGAAGAAGCTGGAGGAGATGAAAACTAATGGCGAATAAAACAGAAAAAGCAATCAACATCTTACAGGAACGCATTGGTTTAATTAAAAAGTATGGTCGGGGTGCACCAGAAATTATTGAGTACCGTGAAGCGTTAGAATTAGCAGTTAAAGCGTCAGAAAAACAGATTCCAATGAAACCCAATAATATAAAATCTATTTTTGATTTTTCTGGCAGATATTATACGGCAAAAGGAAATTGCCCAGTTTGTAACAGTGAGGGACTTTATAAATTAGATTTTTATTGCAATAAGTGTGGACAGAAATTAGATTGGGGTGAGGAAAATGGCAGATAAAACATGCAAAACATGCACAACTTGTATTGAAAACGACAACGGGCTGTGTGACCGCAAAGGCATCCTGATAGAGGGAGATGATACCTGTGAAAAGCACACAGAAAATTGGATAGACTCTTTAATGGAGAAATTTATCCGAAAATCAATGTGGTAAGGGTGAAAACGTCCTTACTAGACGGGAAGGTGGCTAAATGACAAAAGTGAGTTGGATTCGATTAGAAATAGATATGTTCGACAACAAGAAAATCCGGCATATCAGAAAGCTTCCAGAAGGAAACAATATAGTTCTGATCTGGATGATGCTCCTGACAATGGCAGGGCGTTGTAATTCAAACGGAATTATCTTTCTGACAGAGAATATTCCATATACAAACAAGATGCTGGCTGACGAGCTGGACTTTGACGAGAGCGTGATCGAACTTGCGCTTACAATTCTTGAAAAGTTCGGCATGATAACCAGAGACGGAACATTGCTTTCAATTCCCGGATGGGAAGAACATCAGAACATTGACGGGCTTGAAAAAATCAGAGAGCAGACAAGAAAACGAGTTGCCGAGCATAGAAAACGCCAGAAGGAATTATCGGAAGAAGAACGTATACCGAAGATTCCAGAACAGATTTCTTGTGAAAAAGATTTAGTCAAGCCCGGTGATGTGCAGAAAGTAGTCGATGAATGGAATAAGCTTCAGCAGTTCGGTATTCAGCCGATTGCAAGAATGACAGCAAGAAGAACGCAGATGTTGAAAGCAAGAATCCGTGAATACGGCATGGACAAGGTAATGGAAGCATTAAACAATGTACAAAACAGTGACTTCCTCATGGGAAAGAAAACTGATTTTATAATAAGCTTTGAATGGTTCGTGAAACCAAACAACTTCTTAAAAATACTTGAAAACAAATACCATAACAGGGAGGATATGCGAAATGGAACTGGCACAGCTCAAAGAAATGTCGAACCAATCATCCCACTTGGAGAATGGAACGGAGAAGAATCAGACACCCCGTTCGCTTGAATGCCCTGAATGTGGGGACAGCGGGTGGAGATGGGTAAGAGATGCAAGTGGTATTCCTTATTGTGAGGAATGCCCTTGCGGAATCAGAAAGAGAACAATCCTTGAAAATCAATTAAAATTTGCAGAGATTCCAAACGTGTTTAAAGGCTCAAATTTCAATGATTTGAAGTCAAGTGTATATTTGAACACCGAGAGCCGAAAAGTATTTTCTCAGGCGGCTCAGGCGGTAAATTACTGGTTCAAAAATCTTCCTGATATGCAGAAGAAAGGAATAGGATTATATCTTTTCTCGGATGCAAAAGGTTCCGGTAAAACCAAAACAGTATGCAGCTTGGCAAATGAGATCATGAAAAAATACCAGAAGCCTGTAAAATTTACCACATCCCTTAGAATCCTTGATGAGATCAAAAACACGTGGGGAGTCAAAGAGAATGCGGAAGGAAAGCTGATAGAGGATTTATCCAGAACAGAAATCCTTATCATTGACGACTTCGGTGCCGATTCTGGCAAGGACTGGATTAATGAAAGATTCTATAGCATTATCAACGGGCGGTATATTGACAGGAAAATTACTATATTCACAAGTAACTGTCAGATATCAGAATTGAAATACGATGAGAGAATCACAAACAGGATTCTGGAACGGTCACTTGAAATTCCATTTCCAGAGGAATCCGTCAGGGAGCACATCGCGGAACATTTGAGAATGAAGATGATTCAAGGAATGGGAGTAGCAAAATGAGAATAAAAAGATGAAAAGAAATGTCAGAGAGGGAAGTAGTTGAGCTGAAACGTAATCAATGCATGAAATGCGTATATCTTTCTAAAAGCAGTCCGTCATCTATATCGAATGCTACCTGTGATTATATTCTTATTGTTGGTCATTCAAGAGGATGTCCGCCTACGGAATGCGTACAGAAAGGAATTTTAAAACGTGGTAAGAGAAAAGGCGGAGAGAGTGAATATGGATTATGACATCACACCCGAAATGGTAGGAACGTGTGTAAACATCATCATGGATTACTGCAAAGCGACAGATAATAAATGTGAGAGCTGCGCGCTTCGAGTTACCTGTCAACACAGTTTTAAAATCCCACCGTTTGCATGGAAGAGGAAAGAGCATGAGAACAATAAGTGAAATGTATAAGCGTTCTGGAGGAACAGCATATCAGCATAAATGCGCTGAATGCCGATTCTATAGGGACGGAAAGAGAGGAAAATGTCTGATGTACGGCGGTGATCGGGACTGGCATGGAAATTTCATTGCCTGTAAATTCTTTAATCTCGAAGATGATATGCCGGAAGGACAGATGAATATTTTCGATTATGTGTGAAAGAAAGGAGGAACGAGGAACCGCTGGCCAGCGAAAGGATATCCCGGTTCCTCCTTATTTTTTATGAATAATGACGACTTGAAATATGCTATAGAGAATGGTATTATCGACTTATCTCACATACAAGAGAACATAGAGATGAGTAAAAGAAGGGACATATTGGAACAATACGAAGCTAGCATTTGGGAGGCTTCGGACGGATATTGGAAAATCCGTATTTATGATGATGAAACTAAGAAAAGAAGACTGATTAAGAGGAGAAACAGGGAAGACCTGGAAGATGAAATAGTCAGAATTTATAAGGAAAAGATTGAGAATCCTAAAATAAGTGAAATCTTTGATGAATGGCTTGAACGCCGTCAGGAACTGGGCAAGATATCAATGTCCACAAAGCAGAGATACCAACAGGTTTTTGACCGCCATTTCAAAGAATTTGGTACTGAAAGAATACGAGATGTTGACTCGGAGGATTTTAGTAGTTTCCTTGAAGAGCAGACGGGGAAATACAATCTGACAGCAAAGGGATTCTCAAACCTCAAGACAATAGCCAGAGGCACATTGAAATGGGCGAAGAGAAAGAAACTGATAGATTGGAACGTGGAAGAGCTTTTTTATGATCTGGACGTGAGTGACCGTGAATTTAAGAAGAATGTTAAGGAAGAATTAGAAGAGGTATTCAGCGACGCCGAAATGAAAAGAATCGTTGATTATCTCAAAGACAATCTTGATATGGTAAATCTTGGAATTCTGCTTATGTTTGTGACTGGAATAAGAGTCGGCGAATTAAGTTCGCTAAAGTGGGAAGACTGGGTTTATAGCAGCAACGTGGAAAGTCCAAGCATATTAAAGATACGTCGCACAGAGACACGGTACACTGTTGATCATAGTTTAATTTTTGATGTAAAGAACTTTCCAAAATCAGAAGCAGGCGTGAGAAATATAGTGATTCCACATGGATGTGTCTGGATTCTGCAAAGACTAAGATGCATGTCAGCATTTTACGAGTACATATTTTTTATGGATGGTCATAGGCTTAATGCATCTGTATTTAGACGGCGACTATACAAGGCTTGTAAAGAAACAGGATGTGTTCAGAAATCACCGCACAAAATCAGAAAAACTTACTGTTCAATTCTTCTCGATCACAGTATTGACAACCAGATGGTAATATCTCAGATGGGACATTCAAATATAAAATGTTCCGAGAATTTCTACCACAGAGACAGAAAAACACTTGCAAAAAAGCAGGAAATCATGGATAATATTCAGGAATTTTCGGTTATAGCAAAATAAAAATCTGATCTAAAGTATGGTTGTTTTTTACTGACAGGGAACAGCTAGGGAACAAAAGGGAACACCTTGAAAATCCCGAAAGCCCTTGATTTTACTGGAAAATAAGGGTTCTATAAACGGGTTCGATTCCCGTACTGGCTGCTAAGAAAACCTTGATTTTATGCGGATTTCGGGGATTCTGGAATCCGCAAGGGAACACCCTAGGGAACACAAACAAATATTCGATAATAAGACATGGAGGAATCTTGTATGCGAGATATAAGAAAGCCTCAGATAAAATCGCTGAAAGGCGATTATTTTTTTGCGCTTTTTTAATGAATACAGTATAATGTATTCAAAGGAGTGATACAGTATGATACATACCGCATACGATGTAATGAAAGAATATCTGATAACCGGCGCAGAGTTGGATGGTCCGTATCAGATACCAGTTATTCCGCCGATACAGCTGGTACCGAAGAAAAGCATAGACTTCGTTTCTTCAAAATCCAGATCATTAAAAGGGCACAAGGACCTGACTGTAAATTTCTATATTGACGACAAAAATTTCTTACAGATATGGAATCAGCCGGACCAGTACGTAGAACATCTGAAATGTTTTCATTCGGTTTGCAGCCCGGATTTCACGATCGCTTCCGGGATGACTACGGCACTAAATATATACAACCTATACAGGAATCATGCTATAGGCTTCTATTTTGCGATTTTAGGCGTTAATATCATACCATCGGTAAATGTTATCAGTCCAAAAGAAATGCCTTGGATTTTCGATGGTACGCCGCACAGAAGCACTGTATCATGTTGCACTAATGGGAGAGTACGGTCTAAGTCTGCCAGAATGGAATTTTGTGAGAACTTCAAGGAAATGTTAGACGCAATAGAGCCGACAAAGGTTGTAATTGTCGGCATCGTACCGGACGAACTCAATGTTGATGTACCAATTATAAACCTCAATTCGCGTAGCCAGAACATGAAAGAGATGTTCAGAAAGGAAGAACCATGGGAACAGTTAGTAGCGGATCAGCAAAACGAAGGAACAAAGAAACAAGTCGGCAGAAGAAGCGCCGAAGCAGACTTTTCAGTATTGTGGGACGAAGAAACATGACTGGAAAAGACGAATTGAATGTGATGAAGTGAAAAATTTACATCACGCCAATCTACGTTATAGAAAAATATATACAGAATGCACAAAAAATAAAAAGTCGCAGGTCTGAATTAGTTTCAGATTTCTGCGATTTTTTTCAGATTTTCCAAGTTCAAGCTGGACCGGTTTTGATGCTGCTTCTGACTTGTCGTACATTCCCTTGGTGTCCTTATCCCGTCCCGGGATGTTCCCGGCAACCGCCAGCCGATCAGCAACGGACCACTACAGGAACCCGCGGAAGCCCGCCGGGGATAACCCAGAAGCAGGCCGGGAGCATCTACGGAAGCGTAAAGCCAGCGCCAGACACCGCCAGAACCAAAGCTAATTCTAGTGCAACGCTGTAAAATGCGTTTAAAAACGTTTTTACGCAGTTATGGTAAAATATACAGAAATCACATAAAACGCGCTCAAAAATCCAAATACGGCCTTATATGAGTATTTAAGGCACAACCGTCTAAGCAAAACGCCTAAAAGCGTACAGAAATAAGACCGCCGGAGCGATCACAAACAAAGTCCGCATAGCTTCGCGCAGTCCGGATGTATAAAGACCAGACCGGGCGAAGTGTCCGCGCAACTATACACAGTAATAATAACCCTGTTGCGTTCTGCCGTCAATCCCTGTCATCAATTTGTATTTGACGTTTTAAGGTGATTTTATATGACTGTGATAAAATATACCAGAATCACGATAAAAGCCGTTAAAACGTCGAACAGAAGACAATACAGCTATATATAATTGTCAATGTGCATCAAACCAGGGCACAAGCCTCGGAGAAGTCCCACACAGGTCACGAACCACCGCCGCCCGGAGCGGATGCAGGACACCAGAACAGAAAAAGAACAGTGTTTTACTGCTCTAAATAATTTATATTCGTGATCTGCGGCAAGTCCCGGAAGAACTCAGAAAAACCGCCGCCAGTAATATTGTACTGGTGGTCAGATGTTGGAATCATGCGGACATCTTTTATTTCCATACAGGAAAGTTGTAAATATCCCGGTTTTTTTAGTAGATTTATGCAGCGCGTACCGCATAAAAGACACCGCCCCAGACTGTCAGCGCACCGGCGGCAAGTCGTACCATATCAGCGGGACAGCACCGGAAGAAACAGCTTCAAATACTTGCCTGGCTTCCTTTTCTGCAATTTCTTTTATTCTGTTTACTTCAGAAAAATCACCGCTTTTTATAGCGGTGATAGCTTGTTTTTGCGTGGCTTTTCTGATTGTGATCATCTTTTCATTCCTCCTCAAAAATCAAAATCAACGTTGTTAAATGATGACCGTTTGACCAGTCAGCTTGCAAATGATCAAAAAGTACTTCAGCGGTAAATTTATCGTTGCCAAGACACTTAAAAAACCATTTCTGATCACTTTTTACTTCGTATACATTCCACATATATTTCTCTTCTTCCCTTTACCCATGGGAGCCGGGTTATTAAAGGCGTTGCCGGGAATTGAACCCGGCGGGAACCGTTACGCCTGAAATTATATTTTTATATCTTCTGCAAAATCTGCGCCGGGGTTGCTGGATTTTAATTGCTTGAACATATCAAAAGCCTTTTTCCTATCTTTTCCGGCGTATTTTATACATTTTGTCTGTTCTTCGTGACCGTCGTTTAAATTTACATCATAAAAAAATATGTAATAAAATACGTTTTCATGCCAGCGCTGTTGACGTTTTAATACAATTTTCTTTTTTACAGGTGAAGTTTTTACAAAATTATAACGGCGTGTCAATTCTGCCTGATATGCTTTTAACTGCAATATAGTTTCCTGCAATTCGTCTATAGCTTCTTGCGAGTGTTTGAAACATCTCAAAATTTCGTTTTCGGTGTGGAGCTGTTCCGGGTGCTGCTCATAAATTCCTATTTTTTTATTGCTTGTATCCTCTCTGTAATATCCATATTGTGAGAATAATTTTTTAAATAAAACATCTTGTGAATGTTCACAGGTGCCCAATTTAGGACACCTGCAACAATATTTTACACATTTCTCATTCATGCAATTTTCACCCCTTTCAAAGCTTCTGACGGGTCAGTTTTAAAAATAAAACTGTGTGTAAATCTGGAATAATAGCCACCAATATTCTTAATCTGTGCAGATAATTCTTTGTAACTCTCTCTGCTGAGAGTGTCTAACCATTTAACAAGGTAAATCTTTTCACCAGTTTTTGTGTGCTGGCTTTCCTGTACTGTATAAGGTTCTCCGGTTGTGCTGATCTGCTCAGATGCTTTCTTTTCGGTGTTCTCTGTCGGTGCCGGGGCTGTATTTTGCTTTTTAATTCTGGCTGTTTTAGGAACGTATTTGCAATCTCTATAGTCAACTTTACCGTCGTAGAAATTAACGTCAAAATAGTCAATCATACCGTCACTGTCGTTATAATTGTAGGATGATACAAAATCATTTACATCATCAATAACACTCTGAAAATACTCTGTAGGCACTCCGTAATATACTTTATTTTCTTCGAAAACTGTTTTTTCATAGCATTTTAAAAGCTCGTCATCTGTCCAACTGTCAGCGGTAAAAATATCATTGTTATATAATTTTCTCCATACGCCCTGAATTTCATCACTGATGTTTTTATAAGTATGTTCTTTTCCGTCTTTGTCTTTATATGTGCATTCTTCCCAATAATTTTTCTTTAATTCTTCGGCTGTCTTATACATCCTTTCAGGAAATTCTAAAAGGTCAACGCTTAATGACTGGCACATACTCGCGTAATGTGTGCGAATGCTAAATTTACAAGTTGGATATTTTTCTTTCACATATCCTCTAACAATTTTTGCGATTTCTTTCAATGATAAATGGCTATCATATCTGGAACCCTCCCAACCGTTAACGGTGTAGAATGTACGACGGGTTCCGGTGGCTGTCTCTGTCTTTTCTTCTTCTGTCAGACTGTCAGCAGTTGCAGCGCGATCTTTCCAGAACGGGAATAAAATATCATATTCCACATTGATTTCTTTCATTGTGTCTAGGTCTCCGCCGTTGTCCGGGTGATTCTCTTTCAAAAGTTTCTTGTACTGCTCTTTTAAATCCTTGTAGCTTTTTACGTTTTTAAAATATTTGCTCATTTTTTAACCCTCCTTAAACTTAATACAACGTCATCTTTCATGTCGTATGTGCCGCGGCTGTCGAAAGTTATTACTACTTTCGTGCCGTTTTTCAGTTTTGCATCAAATCCCCATTCCTCGCCGCGGATGTCGGTTACTGTCTGGGTTCTTGCGTGATATACGCCCGGCATTGTGTAAATGTTGGCATTCTGTGGAGCATGTGCTAAGGCTGCGATCATTGTCGCAATTATTAATTTCTTCATAATGTTTTTTCCTTCTTTCTCCCGGCTTTGCGTCCGGGTTGCTTGTTCTCTGTTGATGGTTATATATTAGCATAGTTTAATAATGATGTCAATAGCATAGTTTAATAAAATACATTATTTTTAAAATAGTGTTTTTCTCCACATATAATAGGAAATAAAAAATATCGAAATAAAAACCCATAGCCGATTGACGCATAGTTTAATAAATGTTATAATCAAAGCAAACAATAACAGGAGGGCTAATAAATGGCATTTAAAGAGAAAGAAAAGGAACTTTCATATATTGCACAATATCAAAAAGACAAGTACGACCGTATAACAGTAATGGCACCAAAGGGAACCAAGGAAGACGTAAAAAGAGCAGCCGATCTAAAAGGCGTCAAGATGTCTGCATTCGTTCTGGAGTGTATACAGAAAGAATTGGAAAGAATGAAAAAATAGCAGAATAGTTTAATAAATTACTTGACGCATAGTTTAATAAATGCTATACTGTAATCATAGAAAAGGAAGTGGTTACAGTATGGCAAACTTAGAAAAATTTTATATTCCGCAATATGATAAGGCTGGAATATATGCAGTTGTCAACAGAACAAAAATGATGGCGTATGTTGGGCAAAGCACGAATATTAAAAAGAGAGCATTACAACATAAAACAGGGATTCAAAACGGCACTCATAACGTAAAAGAAATTAACGAAGACAAAGAAGACGAATTTACTTTTCTAGTACTTCATAAATTTTATAGCGAAGAAGTTGCAAAAAATAAATTGGATTTTTGCGAAAAAATTTATATGTTCACATTGGCAAAAGCTGGTTTTAAGTTATATAACAAAAATGATGTTGGATATTATAAAAATACTCTTGATATTGCAACATATATTTGCAATGATATAGCGTTCGAGCTTGGGACAGATGAGAATTTAAAAGACGCATATTTTGAAAAATACGGAAAACATTATTGCTATGATATAAAAATAGCAAATAATTGCAAGTAAACAAATAACCAGAGGGGCGAGAAATCGCCCCGATCATGAATTAAGAAAACCAATTACACAGCCCCGGACAGGGTCGGACAGGAGGAAAGATGAATATTAAAATTTATTGTAATTATGGTTGCTTATCAGCAGAAAAAAGAAACGTTTACACATACGGAATGCCACATCCCACAGCTACTTGCTGGGACGAAATGACAGTAGAAATCCCAGACGGCTGGGAAGTTTTCGAAAATTCCATGGGAAACTTAATGGTAACAACTCCGTGGGGCTGGGTTTACGGGATAAATGAAGTACTTCAGGGCAACGAAAAACCATGCTTTTATGCATTAGATAAAAACATGAACGGACACCGCCAGTATTTAAAAGTTTTGGATTGATAGGAGGAATAAAAAATGATAAAATTAAACACATTATCTTACGTTTACGGACAGAACGACACAATAGAGGTCGGAGAGGAATACTATTTTGGTCAGCTCTGGTACGGAGACGGGGACGGGGAAGAGCTGCTGGAGTCTGGAGCAATCGCCGTATATCAGGACGGCGAGGAATATGTTGTTGACTTCGAGATTCTGGAATCTGCGGAGGATATTTTACAGACCCGAGTCAAAGTTATCGGGATTAACTAGGAGACAGGAGGAGAAATAATGGAATATTTAGTTAACGAAATGCGCGGAAACCAGTTATTCCCGGGGAACTGTATTTACATCCCGGAGAATTACCCAGAGAACTGGCGGGAACGCCTGGAAGCTGGCGAGGTTGTCAGCTACGAGGAGGACGGCGAGCAGTGCAAAATCTGGCTCGAAATGGAATAAAAACAAGCCCTAGGAGATAATCCCGGGGCTTTTATTGTCTTATTTTGGCGGCGTAATATGAGGGGGAACAACCCCGCCGCCGAAGTTGTTAAAATACATTTAGCACAAAACCGTCGAAGTTGTCAAGCAAATTTTTTTTATTTTAAGGCTTGATTTTTAAAACTGATGTGGATAAAATAAAATCAACGACAGGTGACGGAACTCAGGAGGGGAGCTAAAGCCAGAACGCTAAAAGAATAAGAATTTAGCAGCCAGATCACGCCGGACAAGGTGCCGGAAGGTCTGGCTTTTTGTGTTTAATAACCGGAAAATGACAGTATTACAAGGCGTATAAATATATAATAACTGTCTATATAATCCCCTCCAAGATTCCAAAGCCCTAGAGTTTATTAATATATATATGCTATACAGTACTGTATAGATATAATATATATAATTACTAGGGGGAGTAATAAGAGAATAAAAGAAAATAAAATATGGTATTGACAAAGGTATATTATCTTTGCTATAACAGAGATATAGAGAAAAACAGAATAATTTATTATAACTTTTAATTATGCTACCGAGTCTGGTTTTACTATGACTTTACTTTTACGATCACAGAAGTGATTTGTATGTTTGTATTGTCGTAGTAGGTCCAGACTTTTTTTAATTTATATTAATCATCCGGAGGTGATACAGTGAAAAAGAGTAATACAACAGTAACAGAACAGGGAATAGAGGTATATGAGAATGATATATATAGGCTCGTGGATGAATATATAAACACTGTGTTACAAGTAACTCCTGAGGAATTTGATACACAGAAAGAATACAAAGCTACTGTTGCTGATAGTTTTGTAGATATGGTCTTTTATGTTCATGATAGAATACCAAAGCCAAGTAATGACGATATAGAGCTGCTTGATAAGATATTTAATATATTTGTCAGGATATGCAGTAAGTACAGTGTATTGCCAACGCTGGAGGTGTTTAGTTTTCTAGTTGGTATTAACCGTTCAACGTTTAGCGATTGGATGCGTGGAGACTATAGAGCAAACTCATCGCATGGCACCACGGTTAAAAGATGGTTCGATATCTGCAAGAATTGCACAGTTAACAGGCTTAACAATCAGTCCGGCACAAATGCCAACTTGATATTTATTGCCAAAGCAGCTTACGGCATGGCAGAAACCGCACCAGTGCAGACAGCGCAGCAGGACGGCATACCACACCAGACAGCACAGCAGATCGCGGACAAACACAGGGCAGCGCTGGAGCTTCCAGAGATGGAAAAGCCGGAGCTATAACAAGATGTTGTTGTTTGTGACTTGAATACACAATATATAGTAATGTTCAATGTTCTTTTAGGGTACACCCATTTTGAACAGAGAGTAAAACAGAAATATTTGTGCAATATTACAACAGATTTACACCCCAAAGTGTTTCCTTGACTACTGCCGCAGGCTTTTAGTCATCAGCGTTAAGCCAGGGAAGCGGGAACCCATGGGGCGGCGGGCTTCCCTGGTAGCGTCCGGCATGGATACCGGGAGGGGGGTGTATATAAGCCCCAACACGCACCGAGTGAGTACTCCGAATTCCCGAAAAATTAAAAAAAGCCTTCTCCAACAGCAAGACTTAAAATTTTCCCGAGAAATAAAAAAGAGTTTTCCATGACAGAGATAGTGATTGCAACACGACAAGCCATAAGCCTTAATGGTTTCTCCGTCGTAAGAAATAATGCAATACAGGTGTAGCTCCTGATTTCTCCGCTGCGGAGAGTTTAAATATGAGCAGAATAAACTTTAGCTGCTGTTGTTTTAAGGACAGGCACTAATTAGGACATAAAAAAAGAGAACCATTACGGTTCCCTTTTGAGATCACCAGTATTGAATTGCACAACAACATCCGGGATTGCTTCAACAACAATCCGACAACCGAGAAATTCTAAAATAGAAATCATCTCGTCGGCAGATAATGTTTCTCTTGAAAATTTATTTGCCAGTGCTTGCGGAGAAGTGCCAAGATATTCAGCTACCTGAACATTTGTAACTTTTTTCATCTTCATTATTTGCTTGATTTTTTGAGATACCAAAATATCACCTCCTAATTACATAATAAACGCATACGTTGAAAAAATCAATTAAAATTCACTAAAGCGTGTATAAATCACTTGATATTACACACAATACAGTGTATAATTAACTTATAACGAAACGGAGGCGTGTATATATGAAAATAGGTTATGTAAGAGTATCGACAGTAGATCAGAACGAAGCAAGACAGATCGAAGCTATGAAAACGGATGGAGTTGGTAAAATTTACATGGATAAGAAATCTGGTAAAGATTTTGACCGTCCCGAATATCAGAAAATGATTTCGGAGTTACAAAAAGGTGACGTGCTGGTGATTCATTCTATTGATCGGCTAGGAAGAAATTATGAAGAAATTATCAATGAATGGAGAAAAATTACTAAAGAAATCGGCGCGGACATTATCGTACAAGACATGCCGTTACTTAATACTTGCCAGAGTAAAGACTTAACTGGTACGTTAATTTCAGATATTGTCCTTCAGTTACTTTCTTATGTGGCACAAAGAGAACGTGAAAACATTCGACAGCGCCAGAGAGAGGGCATAGAAATCGCAAAAGCTCAGGGCAAGTATAAAGGACGTGCCAAAAAAGAAATTGATAAGGAACTTTTTGAAAACACTAAGACCAGATGGCAGAGCGGAGAGATCACAAAAGTCCAATTTGCAGAAATTATGGGGATTTCAAGAGGCACCTTATATAAATTACTGGAGGACAATGCGAATGATTGATTTTACGAATAAATCTGTTGTTACAGAAAGCGATATCGAATCCGAACACTTATTAAAGAAAGCGGTCGCACAAGGTTTTTCTTTACCAAAAGGTGAAAAAGCAATGGAACCATGTAGATTTTTCCATTTTGTCGGAAGCCCATACAAGCAGGTTATATCTCCTGAGAAGATAAGACCGAGTGAGTTCGAACAAGCAGTTAGGTATTCTGAATTATTTGGAGATGAAAGGGAAGACTTAAGGAAAATTGCCGACTTAGCTGCAAGATGGTGTAGAACATATGGATATAAACATTTAAGCGTCTTCGCAAATGAAGAAACCGAAAACTACACTGGAAAGGGAATTGCAAAAACCGAAAATGGAACAGTGCAGCGTGTTGATATTGAAATAAAGAAACCGCGTAAGATAACAATAGCTGAATTAGAGAAACATTTCGGATATCCTATTGAAATTGTAAGCTGAGGACGCTGCCTATGAAAAAGAATAACCCTCAGGGCGAATCAATCCGAATCCGGCTCACATATCAGTTAGAGCAAAAGCTCATTGCCGAGAAGAATCGAACCGGTAAGAGCGTGTCGCAAATTACCAGAGAAGCATTGGAACAATACTTCCGAAAGAGGTAGTTAATATCTCAACCTCAAAAATTTTCCAAAAAATAAAAAAGGGGTTCAATATGACAGAAGAATACAGTGAGCGTTTCGACCAGCTTCGTAAGAACCGAGTTAAAACCAGCTTTTATAAATATGGTCCAGCGAAGAAAAACTTTCAGACCGGAAACGTACAGGCGCTTCCTACAATGGAACGGTGCATTGAAAAATATAATTCCACTGGGAATACAGAATACCTTGTGGACGCTGCAAATTACCTTATGTTTGAATTCATGTACCCACAACATCCAAACGCGCATTTCAAATCTACAGACAGCAAAGACAGCGCCGGGATAGTCGGAATCAGTGTAAAAGAAATGGAGGACTTGAAGAATGAACAGTATTGACCCAGTATATTACGCATATGTAATGGATGAAACAGCGATTTTCACAAGAGAAAAACCAGACCCTGGAAAAATTCAAGGATACGTGATATTTAAAGCAAATAAAGTCAAAGTTCTTTTGGGGAACGCGACGGCGTGTAAAGATCTGAATGGAGATGTGAAGATTGACCTTTCAAAACAGAAACTAACCGACGCAGTAGCCATTTTAAGGCACGAACTTCTTACACATGGAGAAGTTTACAATGGCTTCAAAGCAAGCCTTAAAACAGCAATTGAGAAGTATTGCACCTGCGGTTTACCATTTGAGCCAGAAGACGAAACCGCCGGTAAGATTCTTGATTTTATGATCGGAGAGGAACAGAAAGAATGATTCTTGCAAAATTTGTAGCAGCCATGTTAGATATTGCATTTTTCACATTGGTCTTGGCATTCCTTATATCACAGGACGAAGTCGAAAAGAAAAGCAATCCAATAGCGTCGGCAATATTTATATTAATGGAAATATGTTTCGCAGTTAATGCAGTTGTGATTTTTAGATTATAAGGAGGACACAAATAATGAAATTTTCAGAAGCATTTAAACTTATGAAACAGGGAGCGAAGGTAAAACTTCCATCATGGGGCGGATATTGGTATTGGGATGCAGAAAAAGAAACAATTATGATTCAGTGCCGCCCACAGGATAGCGATACTCAGGGCGACTTACTTGACATCAGGAAAACTCAGAGGGTCGAATATACCACTATGAATATGCAGTCTGATGAATGGATTATTGCAGACGAAACAAACTGCCCGGTGCTCGGTGGCGAATCAGAGTTTTCTTTTGGAGATGCAATTAAATATATGAAACGTGGACTCAAGGTTGCAAGAAAAGGATGGAACGGAAAGAAACAGTACATTCAGCTTGCTACCAGGATTTCGTATAAAACTGCTGATAATAAAATCGTAAATTGCGAACATGATGCGATTGGAAATAAAGCCATTGCTTTTGTCGAAACATCCGGCGTACAGATGGGATGGCTTGCATCTCAGGCGGATATGTTAGCAGATGATTGGATTTTTGCAGAATAAGAGGAGAACCCAATGTGGTTAGCATTCACAATACAAATTCCCCTGTTCACTATACTGATTGAACGGGTGAAAATACAAGAAAATCAGAAACCTGCCGTTCTCAGGTTAGGGAAAGCCTTTGAATCTGACAGGTCGAGGCATCCAGAGTAGCTTAGGTCTGCGTTGGTGAAACTCAATGGAATATAATATAATTTTTTCCCACCCATTGCAAAGTAACTGGCGCGGACTTAACAATATTAATAGCTATGATGCTTTCTAAAACCACCAGAATATATCACATTTCCGGGAACGCCAACCCGGAAAGTAATGGGCTATCGCCAAGCGGTAAGGCTCAGCACTTTGACTGCTGAATTCGTGGGTTCGAATCCCACTAGCCTAGTTAGCTATATCATTGGCATGGTATAGTTCCTCTGAAATACCATCTATCCCATCAGGGGATGAATAAAGGGGCTTCAAACGTCCCGGATGGTTTCCACATTTTGTGGAGCAGCGGACCCTTTGTTGCGACTGCGAGGGCAAGAATCGCAACAGCAGAGGAAGTTACTCTTGAACTGCAATAACCCTCTGCTTAGGAAACTTAGTTCAGTTGGTAGAACGGTCGGCTCATAACCGACAAGTCACAGGTTCAAGTCCTGTAGTTTCCATTTCTTCCATATGATGTCTATCCGTTTTATGGACAGAAAAAACTGTTGAATGAGTGTATGTGGATTATTTTCATGAAAGGTGTGTAACGGCACAGCCTGTTCGATGAAGATAATTCCCCGTTCGGCACAGTCTCCGAGTTAAATTGTCGTCAATAAGCGCGCATTGAGGGCAGGAAGTTTTCAAGAGACATATAAAAGGTTTTGTTGTTATACACAAAGACATTAATATCCAAATCCGAAAACAACTCCGTGGGGCTGGCACGGCATAAAACAGCCTAGTGGAAAGCATAACACGATAAACATATTGCTAACCCGGAGTTTCCGGGTTATGTGGAATGTGCAGCTAGTGGAAAGCTGATAGGGACGAGTAGCCTAGTCTTCGGTTCGATTCCGGGCGTTCCGCTTTAATCCGCTTAGAGTTAAGCTGTTCGTATACAGGCGGTCTATGCCTCAGGCGGATTTACGCATGAGCGTAAACGTACAACTCACTAGGCGTTTGCGTAAAAAACTTTTTAGAGAGATGAGACCACGGGCCGTGAGAAGTGATAGTCGGCAATTCTAAAAGAACCATCTAGTTCATGCGTTTTACGATGGAAAGGTTAATGTTTATCTGGATATTTTCATCCGGTCCGAAAGCGTGTGATGTGGGAATCAACCCAGTTTCTTTTTAAAGAACTGTCCGTTACAGGCGGTATGGAATGTAGCTCAGTGGTAGAGCAATAGCATTGTAAGCTATGTGTCGCAGGTTCGATTCCTGCCTTTCCGATTCCATATAGTGGCGGAATACGTAGACGCTATTATGGTAGCATAGGTTTAAATCCACAACTTAGGTGACCTTAGCCGGCGGCATGAGAGTAAAAGGGTGGAAATCCCCTCCTATATGGACGTTTGATGCATTGAGTGATAATGCTCTGATTGAAAAGTGGCGGAACTATTGACGGTGATGAACCCGATACGATATTGACGGTGATGAACCCGATACGATAGAAAGGCAGACGCAGAGGATAGTACATCTTAATGGGTGAGTATGTGTCTTTGGACATGGGATGTACATGGAAGTTCGAATCTTCCATTTTCAATTCCAATGAACTGCAATCATTGGAAACTTTTTCTCTTACTTCGTTCGGTTCCAGTGTTTCTCGTTGGGAGATTTATGCCGTTCAAGTCGGCACACTGGACTTTTTTTAATTTAAAAGCAGGAGGATGAACGTTGAAAGAAAAAACCGGAATATTATATATAGCCGTAAACCATGAGGATTCCGAGTGGTTTTTGCATACATTAAAAAGTAGATTATTTGATTCTACAAATGCGATATTAAACCGCAATGTTATGACATTAGAAACAAATAATTACATTGTCGAAACAATCACTTTATTTAATCACATATGGGATAGCCGATCATATCCGGCAGAAGCGTTTTTACTTAGTAGTAAGCCTTTTGAAACACAAATACCAAGAATCAAAATTCTGTCAAATGAATTTTCAAGAATAGAAACCAAATTAGCTATTAATGCAAAAGAAATCGACATGGAACAGCTTGTACATGCGCTAAATCATGATATTGTTCCGTATACGGAAAATCGTAGCATATGGGAGAGAAATTTAAAATGCAAATAGCAGGAAAAGAAATTAAAGACGAATGTTCTAAATGCGGACATATCCTTGAATGTGAGTTATTCCGTCAGGGACATGGAATAAAACAAGAACGTGAAAATGTAGCAAAGATGATCGGATGCCAGATGAAGCACAGGGAGAAAAGAGATAAATGAATGAACTGAAAGTATTGAATGAGCAGGAAGTATTGGGAAAACAGTTTCGCGTTTACGGAACAGCAGAAGAACCGTTGTTTGTGGCCAATGATGTAGCCGATTGGATTGAACATAGCAACGTAACGGAAATGCTTAGGGGCATTGACGATGATGAAAAGCTGGTCTCAACAATTCTTAGGGCAGGTCAGAACAGGCAAATGAATATGCTTACCGAGAATGGACTTTATGAAGTCCTGATGCAGTCAAGAAAGCCAATCGCAAAACAGTTTAAGAAAGAAGTTAAAGAGATTCTGAAGACTATCCGTAAGCATGGCATATATGCCACGGACAATGTCATTGATAATATTCTGAATAATCCAGATTTCGGCATTGAACTTCTGACCAAACTGAAAGAAGAACGAGCTGCGAGAGTGGAAGCCGAGAGAAAGAATGCTATTCTGATGCATGTCAACAAAACCTATACCATTACTGAGATTGCAAAAGAACTGGGACTGAAATCAGCAATACAGCTAAATCGGATTCTGGTAGAGAAAAAGATACAATATCAGGTAAATGGTACGTGGGTGATGTTCTCGCAGTATAGTAATTGCGGATATGAAGAAATCAAACAGGAAGTTCTGGACTCTGGGAAAGTGATCTACCATAGACGGATTACACAGATGGGACGGGAGTTCATCCTTGGATTATTTGAAAAGACGGCTTGAGTGTGAATGGAGGATTGCCATGAGAATTGAAGATTTGAAGAGTTGGACAGTAGATCAGTTGAAAGAAGAACTTGTTCGATTGTCTGCAGTATGCGAGAAGAAACAGCATGAGATTTTACACAAAAATGAGAAAATCAACGAGCTTTATGCTGAACTGGATAAAATGTTCGCTTATAACAATAAGTTAATAAGACAGGTGAACGAAAAGGCAGATACACCATTTTACGACGAATCTGTAGAAATCACAAAATATCATAGACAGCATCAGTCCGATTGCATTACGATTAATCAGTTACATACAACACTTGACGTTCTGATTGACCGATACGCAAACCTGAGAAAGATTCATGGGTTGAGTTGATATGAAAAAGGAAAAAGAAAGTCGTTCAGAATGGGAAAAGCAGTTAAAACAAGACCAATTTGAAGATATTATTAAATTCGCAAAAGAACATCCAGATGAATACAAAAAAGCTGTATTCGAAGAATATCTGTGGGGTAAGTAATATGTTATTGATTTATTCAGGATCGGACATTGATTTTCTTGACACCACGTATAATCTTGAGGGAGAATGCCATCGAATGAACATCCCGACTAGGTTCTATCCAGACAGACGCTTGCTTCTAGCAGGGAATACGACCGTAATATACAACAAAACGGGAAATCTTTCTAAAACATGGAAAGCAGATTACATCGGGGACAATTATTTGACGATATTGGAATTGATCAGAAAGAACAATGGTAAATGAGCATGGAGCATGATTGCGATAAATACCTTATCTGTGATGATATAGACGTAGAAAACGCAACGCCAATTTCAAAAGAAATGTTATCAAAGATTCCAAAATTTGAAGGAAAAGTAATTTATGGAACTTTAGGCAAATTTTCAATCGCAGATTTCAACAGAATTTTCAAAGGAGACAAGAATTAAATGAGCATTAAAACAGCACTTGAATCAGAGGGAGTAGACTTCTCTGAATATATGAATATACCTGAACCATGGGACGGCTCAGCGCAAATTAAAATGGAAAATGGTACAAAGTGGGTGATTTGCCCGTTTTGCGGAAAGAAAGCTTTAAAGATTTTCCCAACCACAAAGATTTATCGGATGCCGTATAAATGTAAGGGTAGCAACTGTAAGAAAGAGTTTATGGTGAATGTATAAGTTTCTGCGGGAATAATAACCAGTCAGAGAGCCAGAAAGGAGTGCTATTATGAGCAACTTGAAGATATTTACAGATAATATCGAACCAGAAGCATTAAATCAGATTTATACATTGATAAAACAGCCTGCATTTTCTGAATGCAAAGTACGAATCATGCCAGATGTTCACGCAGGGGCAGGATGTGTAATTGGTTTTACTGCCGATCTCGGAGATAAAGTAATCCCGAATATTGTTGGCGTAGACATTGGATGTGGAATGCTTACAACACAAATTCCTGCCGATGTGGAGACAATAGATTTAAAAAACCTTGACGAAGTAATAAGAAACAATGTTCCGGCAGGAAGAAATGTACGTGACGAAATCATAAATTTTGAAGAATTAGAAGAACTTCATTGTTTTTCTCGACTCAAAAATATTGAATGGATTCGCAGGAGCCTTGGTACACTTGGGGGCGGAAATCATTTCATTGAAGTTGACACTGATTCAAAAGGGGTAAATTATCTTGTAATTCACACTGGAAGTCGGAATCTCGGGAAACAAGTAGCTGAAATATATCAAAAAATTGCCATAGAAGACATGCAAGGTACAGACAAGCTCGAAACTGAAATACAAAAATTGGTGAAAGAATACAAGCGTTCTGGCAGACGCAAGGAAATCCAACATGGTATTGACGAATTAAAACGAAAATGGAAGCCAGACAAACTGGGTATTCCGAAAGAATTGTGTTACTTGACAGGAGAACACAGAAAACAATATCTGCATGATATGAAAATCTGTCAAGAATTTGCAAGAATAAACAGACGATGTATACAGAGCACTATATTTTACACTATGAATTGGACGCTCCAAAGAAACACATGGTTTGATACAATTCATAATTATATTGACCACGATACAAACATTGTTCGTAAAGGCGCAATATCAGCTAGACATGGCGAAAAAGTTCTTATCCCAATGAATATGCGAGATGGATGCATTATTGCAGTTGGAAAAGGAAACGATGATTGGAACTGTTCGGCCCCGCATGGTGCAGGACGCATTATGAGCCGATCAAAAGCAAAAGAAAACATCTCGTTAGAAGAATTTAAGGAGTCTATGGATGGGATATACACAACATCCGTTCAGAAATCCACAATTGATGAAAGCCCTATGGCCTACAAACCACCGCAAGAAATTATTGATAACATCAAAGATACTGTAGAAATAGTTGATATTATCAAACCTATATATAACTTCAAAGCAAGTGAATAACCAGTCAAAGAGCCACATGAGAGCCAGACTAAATCCTAAGAAGAAAGGAGGTCTGGCTCTATTTTTATGCAAAAATTCACAGAAGGTTCGATTGAATGGTATCGGGCAATTTTAAATCAAATCATTAATGGTGATATGACGGTCTATCAAAACCAGAAAGATTGCCTTGATCTGCTGTTAAATATGAATATTGATCTTCCTTTCAAGGATAATCCAGATGCGCAACAGATGGGAATAAAGGTAAGCCAATATGCACACAATATCGCAGAAAGGCAAGCTGCTATTACTGGAAGTGGAGATTTTGACGAGATTTATTGGAAATATTTACTATTGGAAGCGCCATGGATTTTTGAAAGCTATTTGTATTACATGGAAAAGAATAGGCCTGACAGTAAGAAGTTTTACGTTCCAAGAAAAAAGACACTTCAAGTAGTTGCCCAAGATTTACAAGATTTGGAAGAGAGAAAAATTGAGTTTTACGGTTTGTCGCTTCCAAGCCGAGTTGGGAAAAGCACCATGTGCATATTTTTTATGTCATGGATAATGGGTAGAAGACCCAATAGTCATAATGCTATGGGCGGTCACTCCGGAAAACTGGCTAAAGGATTCTATGGCGAACTACTTAACCTGATCAATACGCAAGAATATACATATTCAGAAATATTTCCGACTTTAAAATTGCAGAAACAGAGTGCAGATGATTTTGAAATCAATCTTGATAAACCCGACCGCTTCGCGACTATGACTTGCAGAGGAATTGAAGGAACATGGACGGGTGCTGTCGATATTTCTCCTGACGGATATTTGTATGTGGACGACCTTGTAAGAGACAGACAGCATTCATTAAGCCCTACTCGACTGGAAAATACATATCAAGAATATCTAAACAAAATGGTTGACCGTAAAATTGATGGGGCAAGAGAGCTGATGGTTGGAACAAGATGGAATCTGTACGACCCATTAGGCAAGATTGAAAAACTCAATCGAGATAATCCGCTGTATAGGTTCCGCAAGATTCCTGCCTTGAATGACGATGGCGAATCAAACTTCGAATATGATTATGGAGTTGGCTTTTCTACAAAGTATTATGTGGATATGAAAGCCAGACTTGATGCTAACGAATGGGAGGCTAAATATCAACAGAGACCATTTTTACGAGAAGGGATTATATTTGCAGAAGATGAATTGAGATATTACAACGGAATTCTTCCCGAAGGCGGTTTTGTGAGAAATATATCTGCTTGTGATGTGGCATGGGGTGGTGGCGACAGTTTGTCGATGCCCGTAGGAGCGGAATTTGAAAATGGAGATATTTACATTTATGACTGGATTTTTAATGCAGGTCCTAAAGAGGTGACACTTCCATTAGTTGTCGGAAGAATTATGGGGAATAAAATACAAAACATTAACTTTGAGGCAAATAATGGTGGAGATATGTACGCATATTATGTGGGCGAGCGATTAAAAGAACATATGTATTCGTGCAGTACAACCAGTACAAAAGCTCCATCAAAGCAAGCCAAAAAAGAAAAAATAAATCAATACTCAGGAGATGTGAAAAATAGATTTATATTTTTAGCCCCGAAATATCGCAGCCGAGAATATGAAAATGCCATGGAAGAATTAACCACTTTTGTATATATTGGGGACAATGATCATGACGATGCACCTGACGGGGTAACACAACTTATGATGTCAATCACAGAAAAAAGGCTCGCAGAAGTTTCAGCAGTACAGAATCCATTTTGGGGAAGGAGATAGTATGACCACAAGAGAATATTTAGGGCAAATTCAGAAATATGACAAGCTTATTAAAAATAAAAAATACGAAGAAGAACATTTAAGAAGTCTTGCTCTTGGGCTTAAATCGTTCTCATATGGTGAAAAAGTTCAGTCTACTCCGAATCCCAATCAAATGACCGATGCCGTAAGCGAACTTGTTGACATTCAAACAGAAATCAAAAAAATGGTTATTGAATACACAAAGAAAAAGCAAGACATTATTGAAACAATAGACAAGGTGAGCGATATCAATTCAGATTTGTATGATCTGCTGTTTAGGCGATATGTGAAAGATGAAAGGCTTGAAATGATTGCCTGTGAAATGGGATATTCCTATTCTCATGTGAAATTATTGCATTCGAAAGCACTGAATATCGTCAAAAACATTAAGAATTTTGAAAGTTAATACCTGATAATACTGAATAATACCTGCATATATTATATAATATAAGCTGTAAAATAAGCACCGGGAAGAACCCTTGGTGCTTTTTTCATGCAGAAAAATAGGAGGACAGGCAGTGGGGAGAAACAAAATAAACTTTGTTGACCTATGCCAAGGCGAGTTTGGCAGAAAAACTGCCTATACTGGCGTAGACCAGATTACTCCCCAGAACGTGGCACAGGTCCTTTCTGATACAATCGGAATCCATAACAGGAATAGAACCCTGATGGATTATCTTTACAGATATTACAAAGGCGATCAGCCAATTTTATATCGTGAAAAACTTGTTCGCCCAGAGGTCAACAATAAAGTTGTTGAGAATCATGCCCTTGAAACAGTCAAATTCAAGGCAGGGCAGATATACGGAGAACCTATTCAGTATGTCTGTAAGAAGAAAAAAGCGAGTGAAGAAACAAACGAACAAGTTGATAGGCTCAATGATTATCTGGACGAAGCCAATGCAGACGCCAGAAATATTCAACTTGGGATATACCAGAGTGCAGTAGGAACTGCATATAAAGCAATCCTGAGAGAGGATGAATGGACAAAGGATGGAGACTTACCGCCTTTCAGAATATTTATCCCATCACCGCAGGACGTATATATTGTTTATTCAAGCGTTACTGGCAAACCAGTGCTTTCCGTCCAGATTTTAAAAGACGAGGACAATCAGCAGTATTACCAGTGTTATTCTTCCAGACAGTATTTCAAAATTCAAAATGGAGCGGTAACAGAATCTGGAATCAATGGTTTTGGCGGTATTCCTATCATTGAATATCCGAATAATCACGACAGACTTTCCGACATTGAAATTGCGATTACAATGTACGACGCAATCAACAAATATCAATCTGACAGACTGAATGGGGTTGAACAGTTCGTGCAAGCCCTGATGAAATTTAAAAACTGCGAGATTGATGAAGCCGAATTTGTAAAAATGATAAAACTCGGTGCTGTATCTGTAAAAGACGTCGGGAATGGAACGCAATCAGATGTTGATTTAATGACTGCTGAACTAAATCAGTCAGAGAGCCAGGTTGCTAAAGATGATATTTACAATAATATGCTGATTGTAGAAGCAATGCCGAATCGACAGGGCAATACGGGCGGAGACACAGGAAATGCAGTGTATCTGAGAAATGGTTGGGATTTTGCAGAACGAGACGCAAAATTGGTAGAAGCATTTACGAAAGAAGCTGAAAAAGCATCTGCCAGAATTATTTTGAATATCATCCGAAAAACTTCAATGGATGTAAATATTTCAACCAGAGATTTTGATGTAAAAATCACTAGAAACCCGACTGATAATATGCTTGTTAAAGCGCAAGCACTTGATTATCTGTTTAAAAATAAAATTCATCCGCTTATTGCGCTGATTACTTGCGGATTATTTAGTGATCCACAAAAAGTATACGAAATGAGTTTGCCATATCTCGGAACCATTTATCCGGAATTGGCAGACCCAGACTCAGAACTGCAAAAAGCGAAAGATTTGCTGAATGGCTTTAATAAGGATGTGATTTCAGAATGAGTGTTTCATCATATGATGAGCTAAATATCAGACCTGACAACCGCAGGAGCGAACCGTATAAAGAATATTTCAGCAAAATGTCGATATCAGACAAAGAAAAGCAAGAAAGGATAGCTTTTTCCGAACAAATGGAAGAAGTTGTCCTTTATATTTTGGCACTGATAGAAACAACCATAGAAAGTGGAGAAACGAAACGAGAATACATCCAGACTCAATTTTACGACAAATATCTGGATGTAATTGCTTCGTATATGATTATAGATACATATATCAAGCAATATGCCGTTGATATAACAAAGCAAATTATTGATGCAACATTTGAAAGATTTTCTGCCAAAGATAAAAGCATTACTGATGATTATTACCTGTCAAATGACCGGGCAATGTTTATTTCAGAATGCGAAGCTAATTCGATACTGAATTACAGGCAGTATTTAAAAGCTGTGAAAGCAGGAAAGACAAAGAAGAAATGGATTGACGTAGGAGACAAAAGGGAACGAAAGACACACCTCGAAGTCGGAGGAACCATACTCCCGATTGACGAGCCGTTCTCGGTTGGAGATAGCTTACTACAATTTCCAAAAGACACCTCGCTAGGAGCTTCGGCAGACGAGATTGTGAATTGCCGGTGCTCAATTCAATATAGTTAATTTAGAGACGAGTAAAATCGTCTCTTTTTTATTAAAAAATATGCACCCCGATAGCGTAATCATGGGAGACACCTTGAGCTGAGCGAACAGCGTAAAAAAGCGTATTGGTGATAGGAGATTTCAATGACAAGAGAAGATGTTAAAAGGATTTTTCCAGATGCAACCGATGACCAGATTACTTCTTTTCTGAATCAGTCAAATTCTGATGTGGCTAAAGAGAAAGCAAAAGCCCAGAAAGCAAAAGAACAGGCTGATAAAGCAGAAGCACTGGAAAAAGAACTGGAAGAATTAAAAAAACAGAACATGACTGAAGCTGAGAAAGCAGAACTGGAACGTCAGAAAGAAAAAGCTGCAAACGAAAAAAGAATTTCTGACCTTGAATCTGCACTTGCAACTTCCCAGAAAGAAGCTCTGACAGGCAAAATTACTTCTATTTTTGCAAACGCAGGAATGAAAGGAGATGCCTATGCGGGAGCAATCAAAGCATTTTCAAATATGAATGCGGAGGATGCTCTTAAAGAAGCCCAGACATTTGTCGATGGAATTTCCGTAGAAAATAAAAACTCTCTTGATACCGCAAAAGCAGCTTGGGAGAAAGAAGCACTTGAAAATACACCTAATCCCGGTGGCGGTAAATCTGATGGAGAACCAGGAAAGAAAAGCGAAGCATCTGAATACGCAAAAGCGTACTCAGCAAAAATGTGTCCAGAAAATAAACCGGCAGATGATAATGCCCCAGTAAATATTTAAGTAAAGGAGATTTAGATTATGGCTTTTATGAAAACAGAGCAGTACGAATCCACACCTAACATCCTCGAATCCGAGGTAGGGCTTGTACTTAAGACCTATACAGCAGAGCAGACAAATGCTGAAACCGTTGGAACTAAGAAGATTATCAAAGCAGGTTCCGTATATCCGACAAACGCAACTGGTGCTAAAGGCATTGTATTTGAAGACGTCGATATGACAGACGATACAAAACGACCGATTTCCGTAATTGTTGCAGGACGTGTTCTTGAAAAAAGACTTCCGGTAACAGTAGAAACCACTGCAAAAACAGAGCTTGAAAAATCAGGTATCGTTTTTGTAACCACTACAGACCCAGAATTTTAAGGAGGTAAGCAGATGCCATTTAATATTTTAGAATCAATTACACAGGAAGAAAGACTTAACTTCTCTCAGGATTTCAGCGTAAAAAGGCCGGGCATTCTTGACACCATCTTCCCGGATGTCAAAACACAGTTCCTGAAAGCTGAATACTACAGACTTATGGCTGGACAGAGACTTCCAGAGGTAGCATTCGTTCATGCACTTGATACTGAAGCAGAAATCGGAACAAGACCGGGCTTCGAAAAAGTCCTGACTGAAAAGCTCTTTATTAAGAGAAAAATCAATCAGTCTGAGAGATTACAACAGGCAATCGAAAACGGTGTGCCGGATGACGATAACTTAAAGAAATTTGTATTTGATGATGCAGCCAACCTGTTTGAAGGTGTTGTTGCTAGAGCAAATGTCATGAAAGGCCAATTTCTTAGCACAGGTGTTGTAAAAATTAAAGAAAACAATGTGGATATGGGCATTGATTATGGTGTTCCGTCCGATGCAAAAGTAGAAATGACAGACTGGTCTAAACCAGATGCAGATATCATGGGTGATATCCAGAAGATGGTCGCTATTGCAGAAGATAATGGATTTGTGGTAAACAAAGCCCTGACATCACTTAAAATGATTAATTACATGAGAAATAACACTGCAATGCAGACCGCAGTCTTAGGAGCAGCTAACAAACGTCTTCTGACCAAACAGGAACTCGCTAATCTGCTTATGCAGGAATACGGAATCACAATTGATCGTTGCGACGAGAAATTCAGATTCAGAAAAGCGGATGGTTCTCTCAAAACAGGAAGATACTTCAAAGAAGATGTATTCACACTGTATGAAGCAGAGCCGAACGGTTCATTTGGTACTGGACTCTGGGGCGTAACACGAGAGGAACTTGAATACAGACAGTTTATTCAGAAAGAGAATCGTTCTTTCGTAACACTGTCCATGTGGGCTACACAAGACCCAGTTGCAGTTTGGACTAAAGCGTCAGGCATGTTTGTTCCGGTAGCGGCAAAAGCTAATGGTGGTATCGTAATCGGCACCAAAGCGGGGGAATAAACGGGCATAGTCTTGATGAGAACAGCCAGTCACCATCTGTAGCAAGTAAACACAAGTATACAGAAAGCGAGCTGTCAAGCATGACAGTGGTTCAGCTGAAACAGCTTGCAAGTGACAATGGCTATGCCCTGACATCGACAAATAAGGCTGGTATTATCTCTGAAATTTTATCTCAGCAAGGGTAGGTGATCTTAAATGGACGAACGGCTTGTAAATGATCTGAAAGAATATCTATCCGATGATGTGGAAACTGACGGCATGATTTCTTTGTCTGTAAAACGTGCAATTCGTTCGTTTAAAAAGAAGCGTAACTATCCGTCTGGATATACAGATGAAAAAATCAATACCGATATGGAATATTGTTATGATTGCATATTTGATTTGGCTCTCTATTTCCTTGTGAAACAGGGGGCCGAGTTCCAAGAATCGCACTCTGAAAATTCAGTAAGTCGAAAATGGGAATCCGAAACGGAAATATATATCAATCATGGCGTTTTTCCGTTTGCAGGAAGTTTGATTTAATAAGATGGTTGGGTCACGTGGCACAGTATTTTTGTCCTCCCGGAGTGCCGCTGGGTTGCTTATATTCAGTAGGGAAAAGCAAATGTTAAGGGAGTGAAGAAAGGAACTGGCGATGGGATGTGAACACGAATGTTTTAATGAACACCGCATAGCAGAATTAGAAGATAATCTTCGGAAGATGCAAGAAAGACAATCCGACCGCCATAAAGAGTTTTATGAGCGTATCGGGGAACTGGAAAGAAAAACGGCATTAAGTGAAAACGACTTGAATCATATCAAGTCAACTGTAGATGAGATGAATAACAATATAAAAACTCTCATGGCAGTTCCAGGAAAGCGCTATGATACAATTATTGTATGTGTTATTACGGCAATTGTCGGCGCGATTATCGGATTTATGTTAAACGGCATTCTTCCAGTTTGATTCCACTTGTAAGGGAGGACGGTGGAAATATGAATTATACAGACTTTTCAGAAGATGAAAGAAAATTTTACTTAAAAGAAGCAGGATTCGATTCCAGAGAAGAAAAACTGTTTCGTTTACGGGTTTATGGCGAGAAAACACTATGGGAAGCAGCTGAACTTATGGGGTATAGTCCAAGAACCATAGACCGAATTAACAAAAGAATAAAGAAGAAAATTTCCAAAGTTGCCCCGATGTACTGTCGGGGCTTTTCTTTGTATTGTGGCGAAAACGTGGCGAAATAGTGACGTTCAAAAACAGAGTTCCTTCCTATATAATATAATCATAGGAGAAAACACAATGATTATGTTAAGGAACCCTTACGAGGGTATATGGGAAAAGCATCGTTCCATAGATGATATGGATATGATTCTTGAATCCCGGACAGGAGGAACAGATTATGGCAGGTTATCCGTATTATCCGCAACAGCCAATGATAAACAACCCATACGGTCAAATACAACCGTATCAGGACAGGCTGGCACAATTGCAGAATAATTACCAACAGGCAATGCCTTATGGTCAAATGCAGATGCAACAGTTACAGCCAATTCCACAATCCCCTATGCTTCAAGGACAAATGGTGGATGGGATTGATACTGTAAAGGCTAAAGATGTGGATATGTCCGGCAATCCTGTTTACTATCCAAAAACAGACGGAACTGAAATTTACAGAAAACAGCTTCAATCCGATGGAAGGAGCAGGATTTTTGTTTACCGACTCGTAAATCCAGATGAACAGCAATCTAAGCAAGATGAAAAGCAGATTGACATTGAAGCAATGTTTAATCAGCTTCGGAATGATGTTTGTTCGGAGATTTCTGAAATAAAGAATATGTTTCCGACGCAGATGCCGGGGACACCAGAGCCTAAGCAGAACGGAGGTAGGCAGAGATGACATTCAATCCAAACGCCATGATGAAAAAGCAATTTGAGAAAATGATTTCTCAGAGGTTCGGAAGTGTTGACAACATGATGAACGATATGAGTAAATTTGCAGGAAATAATCCAACATTGAAGAATGCGTTGGATTTATATAAAAAAGGTGACGCAAGTCAACTGCATCAAATTCAACAGAATGTTTTTGAAGAAAAGCATTTATCTCCAGATGGAATTATCCAGAAATTCCTTGGATTATAACACTTCCCCATAATTGGGTGATTCAGAATCGCTACAATTTGGGACGACAGCCGCGGATGTCTCCTATTGTAAATAAAATTTAAGGAGACTAAAAACATGATGAATGGTTCAAATTACAGCCTTAGCGACATTGCAGCTGCTACAGGCTCTAATAGTCGCGCAAATGATATGTGGGGCGGTGATGGCTTTTCACTTATCTGGCTCGTCCTGATCTTTGCTATCTTTGGATGGGGAGGTTTTGGCGGCTGGGGCGGCGGCTTTGGCGGTAACGGTGGAAACGGTGCGAACGGTGCCGGATTCCAAGGATGGGCTACCCGTGCGGATATTAATGAGAGTTTTGCTCTTAATGATATTCAGAATGGTATCAGAGGTATTCAGCAGGGTATCTGTGACAGCACATATTCTCTTAACAATACCATGCAGAGTGGCTTTAATGGCATGAACGTTGGAATGCTTCAGGGCTTCAATGGCGTTCAGCAGGCTATCAATGCTGATACTGTAGCCGGTATGCAGAATACCAACGCATTACAGTCTCAGTTAGCAAACTGTTGCTGTGAAACAAGAGAAGCTATACAGGGTATTAACTACAACCTTGCTACCAACACTTGTGCTCTCCAGAACACAATGAACAACAACACCAGAGATCTTCTGGAAAACCAGAACAGCAACACAAGAGCAATCCTTGACTTCCTGACTAACGATAAGATTGCAACATTACAGGCAGAGAACTCTGATCTGAAACGTGCTGCATCTCAGGATCGTCAGTCCGCATTGCTTACAACTGCTATGGCTTCACAGACTCAGCAGTTAATCAACGCAATTAATCCAGCAGCCATCCCGGCATATGTTGTTCCAAATCCGAATACCTATTATGGCGGATGCGGATGTAACAGTGGATGTTGCTAAGTAACTCACCCTTAGAGGTTGACTAATTCTAAGAGGTGGGTTGCGGCTCACCTCTTATTTGATTGAGAGGTATAAAATATGAGTTGTAAGAATGTTTGTAAACTTTGCAGTCATCTTGTAATCAGTCAAGCTGTTGCGTTTACAGGGGGCAATCTTGTAATCACACTTCCAGCAGGCAGTTACAACAACGGAGAGAAGTATTGCATTGTGATCGCACAAAGTATACCAGAAGCCACCACAATTACCGCCCCGGTAATGATTCAGGTAGGAACAGGAACAACTTTATATCCGCTAGAGAATCGTTGCTGCGCACAGGTTACGGCTTGCGGAATAAGAACCAGAACAAAATACGCAACCAGAGTAGCTACAAGTGCAACTGGTGGAGTGTTCAAAATGTTAGGAAATCCAGCTTGTAGTCCAAGTAACAATTTAACAGCAATTAATGGTACAGCCCCAACGACAGACACACCTGTTACACAGGCTGCCAGAAAGGGGGCAATGTAATGCATAAAGTTGCAATGGAAATGGGCAAATGGGCTATGGAGAAAGCTAAAGCACATGGCTTTGATAGCCTTACTGCTCAAGACTGGGACGATTTGAAAGACTGCATGGAAACTGTAAAGTGTGCGATTTGCGCAGATAAAGATTACAGAATCGTAGAAGCTATGGACGAATGTGAACAGGAAGAGAAGTATCTTGGACGCATGGGATATGACAGATATCGTTATGCAAACGGCAGATTTGCCCCAAAGGGCAGAGGAAGCCGAATGGGATATATGCCGTATCTCCATATGCAGGATGACGACTGGGTAAGTGAATATCCGAGCAATCCAGAGTTTGAACGTAATATGTACCGCATGGGCTATCATCCAGACCGTAGTAATATGAGAATGGACGGTATGAACAATAGGCAATCCAGATATGGCGAAACCTACGACAGATACAGCGAGAATCGCAGACATTACCATGATTCCAAAGACGCTGAGTCTAAGAGAAAAATGGATGATTCCATGAAAGAGTATACAGAAGACATCATCCGCAATATGAAAGAAATGTGGGATGATGCAGACGCATCAATCAGACAGCAGATGAAGACTGACTTAACACGTTTCATACAGCAGATGAATTGAATATGAAATGAGCTTTGCCCTTGTTACAGGAATGTAGCAGGGGCTTTTTAGTTGAGAAAAGGATGGTGATAAACCATGCTAAGACAATTTTACATGAACGGCGACTTATGGAGAGTGCAGTTTGTATCTCCGCACGACAGCGTGTTAATTGACCGTACAGGCAATAGAACACTTGGGGTATCGGATTATTCCACCCATATTATTTCAATTGCAAATAACCTGTATGGAGAACTTCTGAACCGTGTATTTATTCATGAGTTAGGGCATTGTGTGATGTTCAGCTATGGCCTATTACCAGAACTTCATCGCATGGTCAAGAAACGGTATTGGGTGGATGCAGAGGAATTTGTATGCAATATTCTGGCAGACTATGGACAGTTTGTTATTGGCACGGCCAGAGATATCTTAGGAAACCAGTTCACATATGTAGCTCCTATTGGGGCAGAAAGGATGATTGCATAGATGGCAAAAGCAGAAAACACAATTATTTTTGATGGCATTCAGTACAATCCCGGTGATGAATTGCCGGATTTAGGTAGTTGGGTATGTACAGATGCAAGAGGTATGGTTCGCGATTACGAGGGACTTTCAAAAGACGTGTCAAAGCTCCCACATTATGTACAGAGTGGTTCTTCGGCGTTGTGCCTTGATACTTCTGAATTATACGAATATCACAAACCTACCGATACATGGTACAAACTGTAAAGGAGAAGCGCATATGGCATTAACAGCAAAGAAAGTATATGCAATATTAAAACGCCAGATTTCCGATATGGAAGCAAAATTAAATAGCCCTGTAAGATACAGAGGTACAGTTGCGACTGCTGATTTGCTTCCATTAAATCCAGACATTGGAGATATGTACAATATCGAGTCTAAATCTATTTACGGCGAAGCAGGAATGAACGTGGCGTGGAATGGGGTAGTATGGGATACTATGGGCGCCCCGATTGATATGTCACTTTACATTAAATCAAACGAATTAGCGGATTGGGTAAAACAGCAGAACAAGCCGACATATACAGCTGAAGAAGTTGGAGCGTTGCCGGCTGATACAAAGATTCCAAGCAAAACCAGTGACTTGCAGAATGACTCTGGATTCTTGACTAAAATTCCAGACAATTATCTTTCCGGAACAGACAAAACTCTGAGTGCATCTGGAAAAGCTGCTGACGCAAAGGCTACCGGAGATAAAATCACAGAATTGTCAGCTGATATATCAAATAAGTTGAATAAGAACCAAGGTTCGGAAAACTCTGGCAAGATTGCCGGAATTAACGAATCTGGCGATATCGTTCCGATGTTTCCAGTAAGCGTAGATTACAACGAAGAAACAAACTGCCTTGAGTTTGGGTCTGATCAAAAAATGGAACTTAATAAAGGTATCAACCTTGATAGCACTCTCACGAAGACTGGATATGCCGCTGATGCAGGCGTAGTTGGAGAAATAACTAATTCACTAAAGGAAGATTTAGAGATTTCACTATTAGAAAACGACAGACTATATGAAGGTACAAACCTTGCTGAAAAATTCAAAGATGAAATCGCTAATTACTCAGACATCTGGCAGTGGATCAAAGCCAGAATCAAGGCAGGAAACTTTGCGGGTATTCATGTGAATGATTATATCCGCTGGCAGACCACAGATAACAAATGGATTGAGTCACGTGTTGCTGGTATCAACACCTACAGGAGATATGGTGACCGTGAAGTGCCAAACCATATTGACTTTATCAGTAAAGACCTGTGGCCGACACTGCATGTAATGAACCCGGTTAATTACAACAATGGTATTATCCCAACTGAAAACTTGTCCGGTGATGGTACGAAAATAGCTTTTGTACTGACAAACGAAATGGCTGGCATTGCGTCTGTTACGATTGGCGGTACTGCGGTGACAAGCTACACATACGACATTGACACTCACACAATCACTTTTACCGAAGCACCGGCAACAGGTACAAACAATATCATAGTAACCGGAACCGGATCAGAGTATCTTTGGTTAGCTTCAGATTTGTATTTGTATGCAAACAGCTTAAAAGGTCATGTGGCAGGCGGTACAAGTAAAACATCGCCGGTAAAACTGGTAGACTATACAAAAGATGGTATCTGGTCGAAACTTCCGGAAGCCTTAAAATCTGTAATTGTGACCAAACGTGCATTACTTCCTCAGCGATATTCAGCATCCGGGATGTTATCAATTAATAATTCCTGGAGCTGGAAGGATATGGGTAAACTCTGGATCCCGTCAGAAATTGAAGTATATGGTTGTGGTGTGTGGGCGGAAAACGGATATGACAAGGGTGGATTTGTGCAGTATCCGATATTCAATTGCAATATGCGACGTGTAAAAGAACTGGGAGATGGAGGTGATCGCAACAACTGGTGGCTGCTCTCTGCTCCCACTGGCAACACCAGCAACTTCTGTAGTGTCTACAACAACGGTAGTGCCAACAGCAACAGTGCTTCCAACACCTTTGTGGGGTTGCCCGTCTGCTTCCGAATTGCGTAGTGAAAGGAGATTAAATCTATGAATTATAAAGCCGAAATAGTAGCTCTAAAAAGTTTACTTGCTGACACTGATTACAAGGCATTAAAACATGCCGATGGAGTAATGAGTGATGAAGAATATGAGCCTGTTAAAGTACAAAGAAAAGAATGGCGTAGACTTATCAATGAGTATGAAGAAAAAGTGAAAGGAATGGATGAATCGGAGTTTATGTAATTAACTAAAGGGGGCTTTAGTTAACTATTAAAACCACAGGCACAGCGCATTTAATCATTATAAACAGTTGACAATAAATAACAGATATGGAGGAATCACATGAAAACGCAGAAAACAAAAGGATTTTATGACCGTGAAAATGATACGGTACATATTTTTATTCCGCCTGCTCCGACAGAATCGGAGAGAGGTGGAATTACTGCAAAAGAAAAAACAACGGAATCCCTCGAGGTTGCTGTTGACTCAAAAACAGGAAAGGCGTACGTGGCACTGGATTCTACTCTTTCCAAAACAGGAGAAGCGGCAGACTCAGCAGAAGTAGGGAAAAAGATTAGTGTACTAAACGACATTATCTGTGGCACACCACATACAGATATCGTAGAAGAATATCTTAACCGCCAGAGAACAGGTGTGGTGTACCAGTCAAAAGAGTGGAAATCAGCGGTAAATCCGACAACTACGATTGAGAAACTGGGAGTAAATGCGCTTATTCCATATGCTCCATCAACAGATACCGTAGAAGGAGAAGATGGTTATGCAAACCGACCAGAATTTCAGTGGTGGTACGGAAATTACATTCGTCACGACAATGAAGATTATGAACTGACCGCAATCGAGGGTGAGGATGGATACTCAGAAACTGGCACAGCGGATGTATGTTCCTTCGGTCCAATGTTCTACTATAGAAAAGAAAATAAAGGAGATTACTATCTCTGGTCATGGTCAGACAAACCGCATGAAGAACTTGGATTAAAACCATTCCAGAAGAATGCTGATGGCTCCGTACCTGCTTACTGGCTTCTTTCAGCGTTTCCGTCCGTAGCAGGTTCTGATGGCTTACCACATTCTCAACCAGGAAAGAAGATTTTAAGGAATCAGAGTAACGGTAATATTAATACAAATTACCAGAAAAAGGGAAAAGGCTATCATGGCTGCGGAAAAGAGCGCCAGACATTCCTTATGATCTTCAATGCAATCAAAGGCGGACAGAAAAGCTCACGAAAGATTTCGCAGGGTGTAAATAACTGGAATTTCCAGTATGATGCGGCAGAACAGAGATCAGAGAAAGCAACTTACTTCCCAGTAACAGCAGCACAGGCGGCAAATCTGGAAGTTGGTTTATATGTTTCTGTTGGATATGGTTCTAACAACAATGGTGCAGTAAATAAAGACCGCGGAGTCGGAACTATGCATTCCTATGCGGACGACGTAAAGATTCTTCGTATTGAAGACCTTGCAAGCGGAAACAAAGCAGTGTATCTGGATATTTCAGAAGGATTTACTACAGCACCTGTAAAACTTACGGATACCTTAAATGCGCCGATCACAATGTCTTCTATGCACATTCACACTGGCGAGACGAAGAAAGTAATTGGAAAGCATGACGGTGCAGCTGTATCAAACACATCAGCAAGACATCCATACAGAATTCAGGGTGTCGAATATCAGGTAGGCACTTATCATGTAGCTGCAAATACAGTGATGGTATTCAAAAGTGATTACAGCAAAGATGTATATGTTCGCGAAAAAGGAACTGCATGGAGCGATAATGAAGCTACTATCAAAAGCACATATAAACTTGTTGGGAACATTCCTGCCAGTGCAGATGGCAAAGGAAGTGACTGGTGGGTTGGCGATGCAGATATTGACGAAGAAACTGGCGCATGGTGGCCAGTAGCCGCAACCGATTCTTCTGACCGAGGAATGGGAAGCAGAATTTACGCCGGAGGAACAGCCACATCGGGGACAAGAGAATCACTTGAAACCGGGCCCCTCGGGTTTGGGGCGGGCTCCGGTTCCGCGTTCGTGGCTTGCTGGAGCGGGCTCTGGTATGGCTGGTGGTACTGCGGCTCCTGCGATTAAAAAGGCCCTCAGGGGTGAATTTTCCG